ATGATTTCTATGCCTATGATGATTACACAATCGAACCAAAGCAATCTGTATTAATTCGTACTGGTGTTAAAGCATATATGCCACCAGATGAATACTTAGATTTACGAGTACGTTCAAGCCTTGGTATTAAACGCCAATTAATGCTGGCGACTGGGGCATCGGTTATTGATTCCGATTATTACAACAACGAAGAAAACGAGGGTGAAATCATGGTGGTTTTATATAACTACGGTGATGAAACCCAAACTATCGTAGCTGGAGAACGTATCGTTCAAGGTATTTTCACAAAATATTTCTTGATTGATAACGATGATACAACCGACCAACGTACAGGTGGCACTGGTTCAACTAACAAATAATGGGAGATAAAAACAATCCATGAAACGATTTATGTTTTTAGTGGATATGTTTAAGAATGGGGAATTATATCGTATCTCTATTTATGGGGAGTATAGAGATACGATACAACAATACTTATATGATATATCACCAGAGGTAATCTTTGTAAGAGAAGACGAAGAAACCGAGCGACAACAAAAGAAACGAACCAATGGTAATTTCCGTAAGATATATCACAATGGCAAGTACATCGGTACAATCGTTCAATGTGATTTTAGAACAGACCGATGTCAGTCCATTGGAGAACTGTCAAAGAAAATTATTGGTGTTGACAGTCGCTATAAGGTGGTTGAATGAATAGATTTACACAATTCATGTGTTCAAACATGAGTAATTTAACAAAAATACAACAGTTTGAGAAACAATATTCTTTTGACGAGTTCGCACAGAATAAACAAAAACAACGGATTTTAAATCGTTTGAACCGTTTGCGGTCAATTGATTATGCAGACTCACCAGAAGATATTATATTACAACAAGAAGAATTTGAGAGAATGTCTTATGCGTTAATTCGGTTGCGTTCTGAATTGGGCGTTAAGAATACCCAGTTGTTGATTTTACGTGCTGGTTACCGTAAGAAGCTAAAGGATATTGCCAAAGAACTCGGATTGTCTTATACCTATGTATGTGCAAAGTATAAAACGGTCAAAAAACAAGCGAGAGAAATCGTGTTGCAACTCATGAGGGAAAATACGGTTGATGTTGATATGTTTCAACCTGTGAAGAATTTATATTTTGCATCAACACCAAAAGATAAATTGAATTATCCATTCGATTCTGCACGAAACACATTCAAGAAATATCATATCTATAAGGGTGAATACCGTGAATCATTTCATTGTAAAGCCATTGAATATCTTGACGAGTGCTTTGGTGACAAGAAAACCATTTGTAATTACTGTGGCAAACAATGCACACGATTAAACGACATAGAGGAACGCATTTGAATATCGCAGAACATTCTTTGAATACAAACAAATTAGATATGCGTGTGGATGCAGACCGTGCATATATTGCCGATGTATCCGATATACACGTTGGAAACATTTATCACAATCGACAAAAGTTTCAGGACTTTTTATCCAAGGTACAATCCATTGATAATCTGTATTTGATTATCGGTGGTGATTCTACGGATAATGCCACAACCAATTCCGCATCATCGGTATTTGAACAATCGGAACATGGTGGCGACCAAGTGTTGACCGCTTACCATCTATTGCAGCCGATTAAAGACCGTATCTTGTTTTGCCGTTCTGGCAACCACGGATATGAACGTGCGTTAAAACACAATAAATTGATACCAGAGCAGATGTTGGCAGAATTATTGGGTGTTCCGTTTTACCACGGTATGGCAAGCGTATTCTTTAATGTCAATAAGAATCTGTATGTTATCGGCACATGGCACAACGCAAAGAAACCAACGGCAATGGAATGGTTACATACGGACATCACATTCTATGAACACTTGCACAAAACCAATTGGGAGAAAACTCATGTGGCAACACCAAACCGTATTGCCAAGGCTTGGTCAATGACTGAACATTATGACATACAATCTGGTTCATTCCTTGGTTGGGGCGGATATTCCGCAGACAAGGGTTATCGTCCATTGGATTGCGGCACATCCATCGTAGAGTTATCTGGGGAAAGAAACAAAAAGTCAATTCGTGTTCATTCCGACATTGACCATGTGTTAGAATTGGAAGAATTGCGAAAGTGTGTACAAGATGCCACTTAAAGGAATACGCAAGAAAACAACAAAGAAACTAACCAAGAATCAAACCAAGGTTGTTAAACAAAAAGTACCAACCAAACGTAAACGCAAACCACCAAAGCCAAAAACACCACTAGATGCAATCCATAAGAAATGTCGTGAATGTTGTTGTGGCACACTTGCGGAGGTACAGGCTTGTGAAATTGACGATTGTGCATTGTGGCATTATAGATTGACGGAAGATTAATTTCTTCCGTCTTTTTTTTTATTTTGTTATTGACACAAATGTAATCATGTGATATTCTTATATCAGAACAACAGATGATTAAACATCGGAGGTCTTTATGAAAAGATGCTACAAGATACCACATGGGTTTCATTATATGGATGTCTTACAACCTTATTTTGAACAGGGGTGGTCTTTAACAAAAGTTATGCGTATCGGTCAAGATACATCGGTTATTATTGTTCATCCATAGGAGGGAATTATGTTACAATCAAAATATTTAACGGAAGATGGTCTTACGTCTTGGTTTAAGAAATGTTATAATCTTGGGTTTAAATATGTGTTTTACAACCCAGACAATGGCATCTGTATGTTATCAGAGCGAGAGCCTGTGTTCCGTGATACAACATTTATGTATTGCGATGGAAAGAAATATCCTATGGTGTCATATTTTTCTACGTTGGTTGCAAAGGAGTTACTAAAGGATAGAAATTACATTGCGATTGAAGACCATATTGATATTGTTGACTGGGAGAATGTTCCTGTGGATACAAAAGTAATCGTGTCACATTCAACAGGCAGTCCAGACTATTATCGCTATTTTGCAGAATACAAAGATGGAAAAGTATATGCTTGGGATTATGGTGCAACGTCATGGAGTAGTGATGCTAAATCAAAAAGCTGGTGGGAATACGCCAAACTGGTGAAATAACATGGCATACAAAGGTTTTGGTGGTGGTCGAACACTACCAGATAAACGTGAGTATTTTTTGGAATATGGCGATGGGTTTGATTCTGTCCTAGACCGATGTCAAACAACGGTCGGTTGTCACAAGTGTCACACAAAACCAGTCGCCATTGTCGAACATAAACGGTCAAAAGATTCACAATGGATTTATCTTGCGTGTCCAAAGCACCCCAAGAATAGAACCTATGTGAATCTGGACTATGATGTCTTGTTTAAATCTTGGGAACTACTACAAGGGAGGAAATTATGAAACGAAAAGCACAAACAAAACGATACATCGAGGACGACATTCTACGGATGATACGCTTGGGTTCAATCGTATTATTACTTGGGTCTTTTATTCGATTGTTTTGGTTTAATGATTCCGATTGGTTCGCAACAATTGTTATGTCAATCATGTCAATCACGTTGCTACCGACTAAGTTAGACCACATTAAGGAGTATACAGATGAGATTTAGTACTGCATTTAAACATATGTTGAATGGCAAAGCCATTCGCAGATACCATTGGAAACCAGAGTCTTGTTTACGACTCAAACGAGGGAAAATATATGTGTGTACATCAACGGAACACAAGTTATTGGGTTCGCTTAATGCATCTGCTATTATGGCTTCCGATTGGCAAGTCCTTGGCGAAGAAACATACGCTAAAAAAGATGAAAGCATTATGCAATTCTTTGAAAGTTTAAATGCTATGGTGTAAACGAAAGTGAGAAAACAAATGAACAACACAACAAAAACAACAATCCTATCCGCAGTATTCGCAATGGCAACAATGGGTGCGTTCGCAAATCCAGTTGCGTTTGGTTCTCTGGAACCATCTGCCGTAAACCCAACCGTTAATGGTTATAATTCTGTTGCCGTTGGTGCAAACACAAGTATCAATGGTACAAATACAATCGTTGTTGGTCGAGATAACACCGTAAATGGTGACGATAATATCATCCTTGGTGGTGGCAACGGTACAATTACAACAAATCAAGCAACAGTATTGGGTTATAATAACTACTTGGGAAGTCACGTTGAACAAACCGTTGTTGGTGCGAATAACACATTGGATGCACAAGGGGCAATCTCCGTTGGTACACACAATGTTGTCCGTGGTATGGATGCCGTTGTCATCGGTAACAATGCATCTGCCCCAGTACAAAATTCTATTGCGGTTGGTACGAACTCTCAAACGTATGACCCAGTTGGGTTTGGTCAAATGGACATCAACGGAACTACACACGTATTCGCTGGGGAAAACCCTAATTCTACAGTTAGCTTCGGTTCTAAGAAATCTGATACCTATAGCCACCTAGATAATTACAACAGGCAATTACAGAATGTATCTGCTGGTCGTATTACCGCAGATTCTTTGGATGCAGTCAATGGTTCTCAATTGTATGCAGCCATTGATGAAATAAATACAAACGGCACACGTATTACTCGGTTGAACACCAAGGTAAATACAATGGATGGTCGTGTGACTGCAAACGAACACGCAATTCTTGACCATGAACAACGGATTACAACATTGGAACACTCTGGTCAACAACTGTTTGGCGACATTGATAATAAAATCAACCAATTAGAACGTGGTACAAACCAAGCGATTGCATCTGTATCTGCCTTGGGTGCATTACATTGGAATGGTTTCGATGCACATAACAAGTTCTCTATGAGCATTGGCTTTGGTCATTACAAAAATGCAAACGCTGGTGCATTGGGTGCGTTTTATGCTCCGAATGAAAACGTAATGTTTTACGTTGGTCAATCTTTTGGTTCTGCCAAGGTGACAAACGCATCCGTTAATTTCAAAATCGGTAAAACAACGAATGTCAAACGTGATGAATTAAAAGAACTAAAAGAACGTGTTGAGATGTTGGAAAATCTATTAAGTAAATAAAATATACATGGGCGGTTTAACACCGCCCTTTATTGGAGGTAAATAATGAAGATTGAATTATATGGTAAAACATACGAGTTAAAGAAAACCGCAAAACCAGATGAGGTTATCGACTTACTGATTGATGCTATTGGTCAACACGAGAATGTAACACCTACTGATGTCTTATCCAGTGTAAAAGACCAATATCTACATGGACTTGTGCCGATGTATGTAAACCTAAGAACTGCATTGAATAACGCTGGTGTAATGCAAAAGGAATTAAGCGATATTCTGTATATGACACCACAAGATGTCAACCGTAGATTCTCTGGTGTCACAAAATGGAAACCACTGGAAAAACGTGCGATTATGCAATTTTTGGAAGACCGTGGTTTTGATTATCCAGAAGAAATCTTGTTTACAGAATAATGTATGTGTGATATAATGTATGTATTGGGGGTTTTATTATGTCAGAATTTCAACAAGGTATGATTTTAAGAAATATTTGTAACGACACACATGGTATTTATATCCAAGACATTCCAGATGTTGGATACGGAAGAAATTGTATTGTTTACAACCTAAAGTTAAATAGATATATCGTTACAGATGATAAACTATATGAACGTATTGAGGACGATTGTCCGATTGTCAACACTTTACATACACAGGCACTCATGATTGAGTCTTATAAAGCATACATCCGTAACGCCTCACAGGGTTCTTTGTTTATTGCAGAAGAAGTATTGAAACACTTTAAGCAACTACAGGGGTCTGAATTATTGTTGACAGACGATAGTGTGTTTGTTGTAAAAGACGTAAGCATTATTGATTGTATTACAACAACAGACTGGATGGCTCGTATACAATTTGAGGGTGTTAGACGTTCCCCAGATGGTCGCAAAAGAGTCCAATATGCTACTGTGGCAGAATTAAGACCTAATAATGTTCTATTGGATGCCTTGTGTAAATCTATACAGGAGAGTGACAAATGAAGAAACATTTAGATAGACACGAGATACGACCAATTGTTGAAACATTGGAAACCATCGAGCGTGACTTAGTGACGGCTTTAATGCTGCATGACGATTCTTATAGCCGATTATGTATGCAATATGCCGTGGCTGACATTCGTGACATCATAGATGATTTACAATCGGAGGACTAATAGGACTAATGAAGAAGTACGGTGGTTATACAATAGACAATTACGGAATAATGCATAAGGTCATGGCACAAGATTCATACGATGATGCTTGCCGTAAATTACAGAAATTGTGTATGGAACTTGGGTGTTACAAAACAGGATATGCCGTTGGTGAGCATGAAGACCCAGATGGTAAGATTTTCTATTTTGAATACCTAGATATGTATTGGATGGATGAATATGGAGAGTGGGTCGGTTAATGTATTCGGTATATTGGGTAAAACCACAGAAACAAATCAAGGAATACCACGGTTCATATGATACGTTTGAACAAGCGATGCAATCCATTAGAGATTGGTGGCAAGAAAACGATTATCGACCACGGTATTATCGTGTGATTGAACATGGTCAATCTTTTACGATTGATTATGGATTATACAATTGTTTTTATGAAATTGAGTATCATAGGGAGAAAAATTAATGTATATGCAAATTGAAGACTTTAACAATGTCGTAGACACGGTAAAGCAACAAGCCAAAGCCACGGAGTCACAAGCATCACTTGTTCGCAACTTAGACGAATTGGCACGATTGCAACATATTCGCATCAACAGTTTAGAAGACCAATGTGATTTCTTGTTTAAACGCATTTGTAGAATCCACAGACAAATCTTTTGGTATTTGATTGCGGTTATTGTTGTGAATGTCTGTGGTTTGATTGCGTTCCATATGGTGACACCATGACAAACGAAGAACAATCCATAATCGGTCTATTGTTGCATGACTTTGAAGCACGTTTCAATAGTCGCATTGAATGTCTACCAAAGTATTACGATAGAACAAAATCTATAGATAATCGTCTACAACAGGTTGAAAAACACGTACAAATACTTGCGGCACACAAATCACAAGAAACAACATTGTCGATTGTCTTGAGTGCTTGTCTTGGGATTGCTATTGCAGACACACTTGCAATTTTATATCTATTGTTCTTATAGGAGGTACACATGATACAAGAATACATAGAACAAGCTAAAGAAGTAATCGGTAACGTAAAAGCAACCGAAGAAAACTATACGTTTGAAGAATCAAGAGCGGAAGACATAGATTTCTATAGTGAATCCTTTTGGTCTTTGGTTACTTTAATCGAAAAAGCCACAGGTACTAATTTGTGTGACGACAAAGAACCATTGATTATAACAGAGCGTTTTCCGTCACCAATGGACGATTTTATGGAGAAATTACATGAAAAGAATAGACAAAAACAAGGTTAGAACCATGGTTGAAGTCGTGAAAGAGTTTGAAAAAGCCTATAAGGAGATGCCAATTCCGACATGGAATCAAATCCATTTTTACAATACGGCTTTCCATGAATTAGTTAAAATTATTGAAGATGCCTTGGGAGAAAAGTTATGCAACTAAAACACGCAACGGAATACAAATGTTTTCTAGTGAACACAAGCACCATTAGTACCGCAGAAGAACAATTGAATGAACTATTTAAAGATGGCTGGTGTTTTCACACCGTATTTACCGTTGGTCTTGCCAATGGTGGTACTGCCGACTATGCCGTTGTTTATCGCTAATAGGAGAAAGATTATGAAAACAATCAAGATTGATGATGTTAAGTTTAGAGATATATTGTCTAAATATGATTACGAATATGGTCAAATTCAAATCTTTGGTGATGGAGCAGAAGCCGTAGCAGATTTGTCAGAATCCACGCTACATGAAATCACACAGATGATTGAACAAGCCTTAGAAAAAGCGGAGGGTTAAATGCAAGTAACATTACAGAATTATACACCGCTTGATACGGCTTCACACGCAATGGGTCAATGCTATGGAAAAACCCTTGGGGTGGATGCATTGGTGCGAGCCGTTCATAGCGGTCATTTATCACTATTGGAGCATACGTTGGTGACATTCGATATTGAAATATCGCAAAAATGCCTTGCACAAATTACACGACACAGACATTTGTCTTTCACTGTCAAATCTACACGAGGCACAGACTTTGCGGATTCCACATGGTTTGATTCAACCGAACATCCAGAGATTTCAACCGACATGGGTAAGCTAATGAATAAATTGATAGAAAATCAAATTCTGGAATACAGACGGTTGGTTGAATCTGGTGTTCCGTACCAAGTTGCAGCCTATGTGTTACCATTGGCAACCAATGTAACAATGACCGTAAGTGGTTCGCTTAGAACATGGATGGAGTATTTACCCAAGCGGTTATGTAAACGTGCATCTACGGAACATCAACAAGTGGCACGAGAGATTTACCACAAATTAAATGCGGTTTATCCATCGTTGGTAAATCTCACTACGTTGGGGATGTGTAACGGTTGTACAGAAACATCATGTGATTTCACAACGCATAAGAAACAACCGAAGACACCTGTTGTTGTTGAATTGCGGAAAACGGAGAATAAATAATGAAAATTTTGAAAAATATTCTATTGGTTGCTATTGGTATTTTAAGTAGTATTGGTATCGTCTTGGTTGCCGTAGCAACAAAACTTGCATGGCTTGCCACAGGTATTGCCTTTGTGTTATATCTATTACAATTCTATGTGACTGACTGGGGAACGGTCGCAATGATTTTCTGGATTGCCATTAAGTTGTCCATTGTCTTGGTAATTGTCTTAATTATTCTTGCTTTAGGTAAAGTCTTGGTTGATACGGAGGAACGTAATGCAAAAGGTTTATAATGTCATCTATAGTGGCACATTCTATGGAGAAGCACGTATTACCGCATCATCCTTAGAAGAAGCGTATGATATTGCATCTGATTTAACCGATTGTTTTGACATCAATACATCCCCTTGTGGATACGATATAGATGGTCAAGTCGAAGAAGTTACTGTATGTGATATTGAAGAAGAAGAACTAGCTTACGAGGAGGATTGTTGTGATTAATAAAGTGCCACGCAACTATCAGTTCAATGAGGGTGACTTGATTTATGTCGAAGATAATCCAGCACTTGTGATAAGCGTATATTTATCTGGTATTAAGGTTCTAATGTTATTCGATGACAAAGTCAAGACCAAAACCATTGACAGAAACCGTATTGGTGCTTTTTGGAATAACGTACATATTGATTACCATAGTACCATCAATTTAACACCAGAGATTAAAACTATGATAGAGTTCTTGACTGGTGCTTCATACCTAGGGAGATAACATGAATGAACATGATTTTCAACGTGGCGACATACTATATGTAAACGGTTTACCAGCCATTGTATACTATGTGTCGCCATTACAGATGCGTGTACTAATGCTGAAGCGTGGTGACTTAAAAACGTATCGAATTAATCGTGATGAAAAATATGGAAACATACGGAATAATCGTGTAGTTTTTATAAAAGAATCAAACAAGTATTTGGAAATTGATTCTATTATGAATTTTCTACACGAGATTGGAGAGCAACAGAAATGACACCTATCAAACCAAAGTTTAAACGTGGTGACATTATCATATCTGATTATGGAAACGCATGGATTGTTTCGCAAGTATATGACCAAGATAAATGTTATGATGGCTTTGACCATATAGATACATACTCTCTTGATTTTGATAGCCAAGACAAGTTTAAAAAAATCGGAGAATTTCCATTGCAAACAATCAAAGATGCCATTGATGATGCCAAACGACAATCACTTGATTTACAAACGCAAGTCAATATCGCATTATCACTTATGGATAAATTTTTAGAAGCCAATAATAAAGATTCATTGCTTGTGTCGACTGATATGCGTGTTGACAAAGATGAAAACATTGTGTCAGTCAGATGTTCAGATGGTATCGGTAGACCAGACAAATGGATGTCTGTGGTTGACATATGCGAAGACTATGGAGTGGACAAACATGGAGTTCAATAGACACAATCTATTGGTTCTCTGGGGTTTACCAGCCAGTGGAAAATCAACCTATGTGAAAGAACATGGGTTGACTGACTGGTGTGTATCATATGACCAGATTCGTGACATTATCGGTGGTAAACATTATGCGTTCCGATATGGGAAGCTATTGATTGACCCAGATGTGGAACGTGCTGCACACCAGATGTCATTATACGCAATCTCATGCCGTATGCGTACTGGTGATTTTATCGTGTATGACAACACAAATACATTACCGCAAGACGTATTAAACGCAGAAATGCAGTTGTTAAAAAACTTGTGTGATATACACGATTATCAAATGTGGTATAAGCGGTTTGATACCGATGTTGAAACGTGTTTAAAACGGTCTAAAGAACGCTCGCAGTACGAACCAACGGAAGAAGTCATGCGACAACAAGAGATGTACTTTAGAAACGCACAGATGCCATCGTTTGTCCGTAATTTTGATTATAGTGGTTATAATGGTTTACTAAATAAATAACTTTTGTAAATTTCAAAATAAATACTTGACACAAAACTACCGTATGGTATAATGTAATCAACGACAGGGAATAAACCCAAGTCAGAACATTATATCATACGGTTTTTATATATTATGATTAATATTTAAAAATTATCAAATTAATACTTGACACGATTGTCAGATATGGTATAATGATTACAGAAACAAGAAGTATTTAGTTTTAAAGAATTTATTCTTTACCATTAGGAGGAAATTATGTTATTCAAATTTTCAAATCAAACAACAACAACATTCGTAAAAACATTTATCTTCAATGCCAAAACGGCAGACATCATCATTTTAGACAATGAGTTATCGAACATGAAAATTCATATGCCAGTCAGTCGAATTGATGCTGATTTGTTAAATAAAATGTTTAATACCATGACGCATAAATTACTGAATGATGCGTTGGACAACAATATTCCATACGTATACGTAAACCTAAGATTGTTCGTTGAAAATTACGAAAAGTCACTTGCTGCTGGTTATGAATCCATTGGATACGACCGAACAACTGGTTGCAAGAAAAGCGTTACGTTTTAATTTGGGGGTGACACAATTGGCAAGTTTACCAGAGTTTTTACAACACTTGAAATGTTTCGATGGTTGGAAAGTCCAAAGTGACCCCAAAGAAGCCGTCAAACAATACTATGAGAAACACCCAAACGAACTAAAGAAAAAACGCAAGTTAAAACCAAGACCAACAAAAGGTATCTACAGTAAGACCAGTTATAAGGCGTTGGATTTACCACCACGACCATGTGAAGAATGTGGTCAAATGTTTAAACCACGTCAAATACGTTCTCGGTTTTGTTCACACAAATGTAGCGGTCGCTATCATAGCCGTAAACAGTATGCTAAACTAAGGGAAAAAGATTTAGATTTAATGGAGGGAGTATAAATTGAATATTATCACACAAATCAAATACGATTGTTATTCACGTGCTAGATGGGTGCGAGAGCAAACCGCACAGGGTATCATACTTGATGACCTACAGTTACAATCTGCACACAACTTAGCACATAACGCATGGAAATGGGATTTTGATTCTGCATCACAAGAATTATACGATGCCGTTGCAGAAAACCAAAAATTAATCATTTAACACACGGAGGAAGAAACATTGTCAACTCGAAGCTACACACCACGGAACTTATTATTGGATGCCACTTGTGGTTATCCATTGGCACATTATGTTGAAAACCTTGCTAGTAACATTGATATGAACAAAGATAATACCAATGTAGAACTCAATACGTTACGCTTGTCTATCTACAAGGGTATTCTCAATGTGTTGCAACAAGATGCACTAAGTGTTGAGAAACTACAGGAACAAATCGCAGAATGGAAAGCCATCAAGAAAATCGAAGACATTCCCAAGTTGATTAATGATGTAGACACATCAACACTCACTAAGGATGATTTAAAGAATGTCAAACGTGCCATCAAAGAACTTGATGAAGTCGTGACATCTATTGTCGCTGGTATGAACAAAGTCATTGACAAATGTGCCATGCTGGCGAACAAACACGAGAAATTTATCGGTAGTTCTTTTATTGATGAATATACAAATAGTGCAAAAACGGAGGAGTAGAACATTGTCATACAGAACATTTAGCCAAGTAATGTACAGGGTGAAAAACGTATATCGTTTGTTACCACCAGATTTCTTTAAGGGCAACTATGAAACCTATGTTGTCAATACAAACGATGGTCATATGTTAGCGTTCAATCGTAAAACCAAACATTATGATGTTGTCAAACAAACTACTGAATTGTTTTTCTATAGAAATAACGGTATGTTAACACATTATTCTCACAGTCATGGTATTTTCGATGGTGAACCAACGATGCATTGGGTCAAACGTGACGACCAATTCAATGACGAAGAATACGACTTCATTTGTCAAATTGAGGATGCTTTATTGTGCGAATCTTCCGAGGAGGGGTGGTTTTTATAACCACCCATGATACCATTATGAATGAACAACAATTGATGAAAACCATCGAAGACCAAAACCAAGTGATTATCGCCAAGGATGCCACAATTGAGTTGTTACATAAGCAACTAAGGGATGCCAAGAGCGAATTAAACGAACTGTATCTCGATAGGTCATGGCAGAAGATGCAAAGAGAATATTTGACCGAAGCTATATGGCAAAAGTCAGTCAAAGTCATTGGTGGCTTTGAATACGGCACCAGATACATACCAGTGTATCTATGTGTTACGTTAAACATTGCGACTATTGCCTTTGGATTGCTTATGTTATCTACGATGGGGGCGTTCAAATGATTATAGAACCAATGGACGACTTTTGGAAACAAATGTTGGATGAATTGAATAATACAACCGAGGAAGAATGGAGAAGCAGTTGGCAATTGCAAGAAAGGGGAAAGGCTGCTCGTAAATGGACGTATTCAAACACGTTCATATGATACACAAGATGGTCAGAAACGCTATGTTACGGAAGTGGTAGCCGATTTTGTTGGCAAAAAGCTTGATGGCGAGTTTGATAATACTAGTAACTTTGACAATTTTGAACAATCACAAAATGAAAATATTCCGTTCTAAGAGGTGAGAAAGATGAAACAATTTAAAATTACAGGATATGTAACAATTGGATTTGAAAAAATCGTAGAGTGTGAAAGCTTTGAAGAGGCCAAAGAACAAGCTAATGTAATTACACTTACAGAAGATGTAGAAAGCCGTGATATGAATGAATGGTTTGATAGCGTAGAAGTCGAAGAAGTGGAAGAGTTAGAAGAGGTTGATGAATAACAATGATAGTTGAAGATAAAACAAAATATTGCTGGGTTGATAACGGAAAAGCTGGCGAACCGCAAGATAGTATTAAAGATGCCATTCAAGATTTCTATGAAGACGATTGTCAAAACCTTGATTGTCCAGTGGTTGACATCGGACATCCATCGTATTATATCCCAGATATGTTCAATGCAGAACAAATCATGTGGGATATGAACGACAAAGTCGAAGAAGATTATGACATCGCATTAAACGATGAGTTGACAGTTGACCAAGATATACAGTTGGAAGAACGGTTGCAGCAGACGTTGTATCAATTTTTAAAAGAACACAATCTTGATAAACGTATATGGACTGTGTTTGAATCACTGAAATACAGACCAGAAGATTTTGGTATTGACCTACAGGATTTTTAACCAACGGAGGAAAAGTGGAAGTTTATATTTTTGATAAAGACAGGCGATGCCCATATCTTAATTACGGTTTTTACAACCCAATAATCAAACAGTATGTCGAAGATAATCTAAATTTAAGCGTTATCAATAAAGAATGTAAAGTAGATATTCCGTTTCTCTATAAATGGCTACATGACGTGCAACAGAAGCAACCAGCCTATTTAAAAGAGAAAGATAGCCAATCAGGAGTTATCTATAATCACTCAATTGATAATATACAAGAGATTATCTCTGTGGCAGAATCTGGTCTTACACACGATTGGTTTGAAGTATATATTACTAAGTACTAGGAGGGGGGGGGTGGAAACATGGAGGTTTACATTTTTCAAAAGAACAAACGATGTCCGTATCTGCACTACAGTTTTCTAGTAACAGAAGTAGAACAGTATGCCAATGAGAACTTGGACTAGACTAAAGGAGAACATCAAGTGGATATTCCGTTTTTATACAAATGGTTATCTGATGCACACCAACGAAAAGAATCTTATCTAAAAGACTGTAATGAAACACAAGGTCTTATTTATCAAATATCAGTAGATACGTTACAAGATATTATTGATATTATAGAACCTATGAGTGGAGAAAGCTGGTTTGAGGTTTATTTAACACGATTTTAACCCCTAGGAGGAAAACACATGGAAACTTTAGACATTATCGAACAAAATTTAACCAAAGATGAATTTATCTCATTTCTACGTGGAACAATCATTAAGTTTGCCACCCAAGGGCAAGACTATGGTTATGCCATGAATATCAAACTCCATGCAGATAAACTTGTGGAAGTCTTGGAAAAACAACGAGCGGATACTATGGACACAGGTTGTTCTTGTTTGCAAACACAAGCACCAGAACCAACTGTTGACCCAGATGAACCAAAGGTGCAACCAAAACACAAGTTCAAACTTGGCGACCATGTTGTCGTTTCTAAAGGTACAGCAAATGAACGCACAGGCGTAATCGTCAGATTGCCTATGGAGGGCGTTGATTGTTCTCGTAGCTATGTTGTTGATTTGGACGACAAAAACTTGGGTTGGGAAGCCAAGGTTGCAGTCGATGGTGTCGATTGTAAAAACGCATGGGTTGCATCTTCACAGGCTATGGAGTTGTTGCCTACGACCCTAAAGAAAGACACATGGTATCACACCACAGATTTCACACTAGAAGAATTAAAAGAACTGTTGCCAAAGGGAACACGTCTACAGGTTGAAAAACCAGTGTTATACGATGGTATTGAAACAACGCCACCAACAAAAACACAAACAACTACGGTTGAAAGTGTTACAACTTCTTTTTTGACTGAAGAACCGTTGATTGAAACTACAGGTGGAACATTTTTAAAAGAATGGTTTATGTTAGCTGAATAGCTGAATAGCGGAGGAGAAATAAGATGTTACTGACTGATGTACAACAACAAACCTTAGATAGATTACTAAGGGAAGATGGTAATGCGGAATTATTACCAGAATTAATCTATGAGGCACCAGAGTTTTTAAATCAGATTGATGAAAAGTTGGTGGATGTAGACGAGTACTATCATACCAAAGATTATATCTATGAGTGTGACGATGGTCGATACTTTTGTCTAACAGTCACACAACATAGCTCTATGGGCGACTATGAAAGTGCATACTTCTATGAGGTATTCCCAAAAGAAATTACTACTGTAGAATACGTCACCAAGGAGGACTTATAATGGACATCGAAGTTAACAACCAATGTGCAGCCGTTGTAGAACCCAAAAATAAGAAACCAAAAATGCCATTGCGGTATCAACTGGAGATGGAGTTACTAGCGAGCCAAAACAGTCGTTTGTTTGACCAACGGAATAAGTTATTGGATATGGTCGAACGGTTGCAATCCGAAAAACCAGTAGAGCAAACACCATCAACCATCACAATGTTACAAACTCCAGTTGGATATGTTAAGATTGGTGACATTGTGTGTTACAATAGATGCACCAAACAGGTGCGTATCGGTAAGGTCTGTGGTTTTACACAAACAAAACAACTTGTTATCAAACAGGGTCTTAATATTGAGTTTGGTCAAGACCAAAAACAAACCATCTATCAAGTCTTAGATACAGTTCTTGACCCATCTAATGTTTGTCAGATTGCATAATCCAATTACACAAAACCCAATTCCAAAAAATTAAAAACCAAAAAATAAAAAACAAGATTTCAAAAAATAAAACGCAGAATTTTCAAATTGTGTATTAACGTTTGAATCTTGATATGGTATAATGTGTTTGTCGGTGGTTAGTCACCTATATGATACGTCTAATTTATACACTACAAAACAAAACAAAAACCACCTTCATTAACTCGTTGTGTAGTCAAACAAATAACCACCGACAACCATTTAACATAAACCACGGTATATCACGGTAACACCACCGTTTGGTGTGACCATTGTCCACGATACCGTGGTCTTTTTTTATGTTTATACATATGAATGATTGTTCATGCGTTCATCTATATGCTGCATCCGTGGAATTGTCTATGGTGCGTACACATAATATATACATAAGCACATACCAAACATCATTGTCGGTATATAATATATTCCATATGATTAATACGTTGACCGCATCACACGCTGCATCCATGATTAATGCAGCGGATAACACCATGTGTTGTCACGATAGACGATGCCGTTCGTATGACCATGTGATGTCACCAATACGTATACCACATGATATTCCGTGGCGATAATACCCATACAATTTATTCTATGGCGTTCTACGGTGTGTTTGCACCGAGCCACGTATGTTTATATACCCTACCGATTTAAACCACCGTATAACGCAAATAAATCAATTTTTGTATATCCCCACGGAATTTTTTAACATCTATATATACATATGTTTTGATACATACATAATAAACAATAATAATCTCCACGGATTTTTTATTTGTACATACATATATATATTTACATATGTCCATCTATTTTTTAATACATATGTATATATCAATATATCTATTTGTTTTTCATCGCTATTTATAGTTGACCGCCCAAGTCGTTCTCAATGCGTTCTCAATCGGTTGCCACACGCTGCACACACGACCATTCCATGGATTACTTTTTGTAATACAGTCATACGTTTTAATCAATCGAAGAAATTCAATATATTTATATCAAATGTTTTCGATATGGTTGCATACAATTGGAATATATTATAGACAATTGAACGCAACTGCTAGTTGAGAATGTTTATCATTTATGTATTGAATTTATTCGATGTATAACAAAAGACTTGACAAAAGATTATATCTATGATATTTATATATATTCATTAAACATATAAAAATATTACAATAAAAATATTTTTGTAAATTTCTAATTTAGTACTTGCAATTTATAGCCAATGTGGTATTATATATGTAGGGGAACAAATACCCTAGGTCTTAGATAATTGCATACAGATATACCGCTGTTAAGATGTGGCGGACAGTCGGACAGATAGACATAGTTGCTTATGAAAGGATAAAAAATTATGATTATGAATGAAAAAGACTTGAAAAACATTTTTCAAAGTGGTATTTGTGCAATTAAACGCAACGCAAGGAATAAAGATATATGGAATAGTATTTTATTACTATCTCAAAAATTTGATAATGTTTTTTACGATTTTGATTGTGAAAAATACAATATTGTTGAGTTTATGCATGAGGTGTTAAACGTGTTTTTAAAACACTTTAATAAACGATTGACAGCAACACAAAAAACTGCATTTAATACTGCCGTTATTTGTCAAATGCAAGCTGTAGCAATAACAAAGTAGGTGAAAATATGGAATGTCTTGAAATTTTTAAAACTGTAGGCGGTTTCATGTTCGCCTTGTGTTTTTGGCTAGGGTGTTACCGCCTAGAAAAAGCTGTAAATAATATTAAAGGATAAACGAAAGGAATTATATATTATGCAAGTATCAAATATATTAAGCTATAAAGGTAACAAAGTTGCTAACCAATTAATTATAGAATACGGCAATTTCACCGCTTTTCAGTCATACAGTACACTTATAGCGGTGTACGACCATAAAAACGACACACTATATCAAGATGAAAATTTTTACAGTTGTACAACCTCAAAATATTTGAATATGTTTATCAATGAGTATCAACCATTGACAATTTCAAAAGTTGAAAATAGCGTTTTACATCGTATTATTGAAAGAGGTTAGAAATATGTATAAATTCCACGAATTACCGCAAGCGGTACAAGTACAGATAATTCAAGGTAAATTATTGGATATTTACCGCCAAGGCTTAATAAGAGAGTTGGCAATGGATATATTGTATCAACACAAAAATATTATATATCAATGTGAAAACGAATTATACACGCTTGACGGTACTTTTATAAAAGAGGTATAAAATGAAAGACAATATCAATAAGGTTATAAACTTAAATGCATTTATACATGAGTTATCACAAGATTATGAGATAGTAACATATGCGGAAAGTAGCTATATAAGTTATATTCGATTTGATAAAATACATACGTTATTATATCATGACTATGATATTCATATATTTGTACAAGGCGATAATTATTGTTTTATTACTGTTAATGGTAATAGATACACATATAGCGACTTTAAAAAATTCAAAAAACGGCTATATGTGTATCTTGATAGACTATATTATATTGACTATGTAATACCTGACATTTTAAATATGATTAAAAATCATAGAATATCTTATACTTTTGATAGTACGTTGCCTGTATGGCTAGAAAAAGAGGTAAAACATTGACCATAGTATTATTAGCGTTAATCGTTTGTTTCATCAAACGGCAACAAAACGAAAGAAATAACTTATTGAAATAATAAAAGGTCTATATCGTAGGCTTTTCGGTTATGGTTATGAGTGTTAGTTTTTTTGAATTGAAAGAGGTATAAAATTATGGAATTTATGGAATTATTGGAATTAAAAAACGATTATAAAAAATATAATACTGACAATTATTTTACACTTAGGGAATTTATAGAAATGTTCGAGAAATGGGACACGGAACAAAGAAATACGTTTTATAAATTGCTTGATGTGATAGACATTGATTTCACTAGGGCAATAAACATTATAGAAAATTTAGACTATATCATTTATGAAAGCCTAGAGGACTATATTTATAACTGTTTAGAGGAACGAGGGCAAGAATTGCCTGATTGGATATGCATTAGTGCGTACGATACATATTTTTATAGCCTACGTTACGAAGACAATTTACATTTTCTTAATGATATGCCAAAATTCGCCAAGGATGGCGAGGAATACGGCAATAGAGAAAGCCGTCAAAAGTGGCTTGATGGTATTCGCTACTTAGTAGACAATAGCGAGGTTATTTTATTGACTGATTGGTAATAGTAATACATTGGCGGTATGCTTAACGTGTACCGCCTTTTGTATGCACTCATGTTCTCATTTAGGTTTACATATTGAGAATTGCTGCATAGGCTGGGTTGTCGAGAATAATTCTCAAATAAAAATTGCTTAAAATAGCCTATAAGGTGCCTATAAAAAACTTCGTTTATGATTGTATGCAAAAAGGCAAAAACGCCATATAACGCATTTAACGCATTTATAGAGGTATTGTTATATCTTGCGTATTGTTGGCGGTATTCATACAATAGACAATATCTATAGTATGTCTTTATGTGGCGTACATTGATATATTTTGCGTTTATCATTGGTTTAATTGATATATATTCTCATCAATCGTTTAATACGATTGGTTAAAATTTATGTATAAAATTTTTATGTGAAATATTTTGTAAAATTCTATAATTAATACTTGCAATTTATAGCCAATGTGGTATTATATATGTAGGGGAACGAAAGAAATGCCCTATAGTATAGATAGTATGAAAGGATAATTTAAGATGAAAACTACTAGAACACAACAATATAAAAAAATATATAGCCACTATATGAAAGGGTATTTATGTTATAAAGTTTTTAACCTAGGTTATAATTATGATTATGATTGTGAATTATTAGAGTATAGTCCTAGGGAAAGATGTTTAGATTATGCAACTAATCACGCCCACGATGTGGCAACGGCTAATAATAATTATGATGAATTATTAAGCCTATCAAAAGGGTATCTATATAATTCTATGATTTCCTTAATTAAGGCAACAAATAGCCTTATTGATGAATACGAAAGAGAAGAATTTTAATGAATATAACGAAAGGTGGTATATTATGATTAACATAGAAAAGCAATTTACTTTTAAAATCAAGGGTATTAAATTTATACCAAGCATTAAAAATTATGGTAACGATATATATAAAGTAACGTATACAAACAATAATAAAAGCACATCATACCCATTATTAAAGCCTAATTCTAATTCTAAAGAATTATTTTTAATAACTAAAAAGACCATGAAAGAATTTATATTGATAGATTTAATACGTGGCAATTTATAATAATTTTCTTAAACGTTGGGGGGGGTGCTATAATGCAATGCATAGAAATGTGCGTAAATTTCAACACGTATCACAATGTAAAAACATATAAAAAATTTTATATCGTAAATCGTGAAAGGCTAACAAATAAATATGTAGAATGTTATACGGAGTGGAATAATAAATATTCTGATGATTATGATTTTTATAAAGCCGTTGAATGTAATGGCGGACTTAATTATATAGCGGTACGCAAGCCGTCATATAGAATTTATTTTACTGATAATACATTTTACTCTTTCGATTGGAATGATAGTATTATTACAACTGACGGGGAATGTATGATTAATGATTTATCCATAGGTAATACAATTATTCTATATGACGGAACGCAAAAAATTATACAAAAGATTGAAGAATATTGACATCAATGAAAGGAACATAAAACAATGAAAAAAGTAGAATTATACAATAGGAATAATGATTATTATTGGAACGTGGATAAATTCGTAACCGAGCAAGGTTATAAAAATGTTTGCGAATATTGTGCAAACATTTTTGATAGACTTGGTACGGTTGAATGGTGTACAGAACAAGCAACGCAAGATATGTATAACCAACAAGATTTAGACTTTGAATATCTTTACGAGGATATTTTAAACGGACTAAACGAAAAATATTATATATGGTGTATTCCTACGCAGGGACGTTGGAACGGAACATATAAGGGCGGTTTACAAGATTGTAAACATATTGATATGTGTTTAAATTGTGAGGTGCAAAAAGTCACAATCAAGGATAAAGCGTTAATAATCAACGTTGCACATCATGACGGCAACAATCAATATATTTTATATTTTACGGAACATACAGAAATAAACGACATTTCAGAAATACCGATTATGGATATTGACAAACAAAACAAATATATAAATACTTATGCCATTGATTTATACGACTTATGGTATAATGGAAATATCTAAAACACAAACGGCGGTATGATAACCGCCGTTATTTTTTTATATGACATATGAACGAATGAACACATATGTATATATGCAGCGTATTCTCAATTAGAAAATACAAATGATAACGCCAGCATAAACCATATATAAATGATAAACATTCTCAATAAGAAATTCGTTTATTTGCCCTATAGGGTGCGTGTGGCGGTTTTCACGTGTGTTTATACGCTATGAATACAAACGACAATACAAACGATATAAAGCCGTTATAATAACAATCATTTTATACAATCAATATATACAATCGTTATATATTCATTGTTTGAAAACATATAAATCCATTTTGTATACATCAGAAATACACAAGATTTTTACACGTGTAAATGACAATAGCTATCATCAATAGAATGTATCTATTGTGTATGTTATTGATGTATGTTTTCTCAGGTATGGTCTTAGGTATTCTCTTAGGTATGGTCTTAGGGTTACGGCTTAGGGGTTGTATGTACTACAGAATTTTAAGACCAAGTATTATGACCTAGTCATAAAACTTTAGTCTACTAAAGTACAAACATAAGACCGACCAACGCAAGACCAAGCCAATTATAAAAACGCATAACAAACATGATTTAAACGCATAACAATCTGTATCGAAAACTTTCGATATACATCCTCATAGCCAATATATCAACAAACATAAATATAAACACATGAGCATACATTCATATGATAAACCACGATACAAGCAATTGTAAATGATAATGGTTGAAAATGAATGTTAGATTATGGGTATTCTATTACATTGCCTTAGCGTTCGCCATTGGTTGCCCCTAGTGTTATGTATCTATGGTATACCCCTATGAAGTCCAATCATAGGGTACTACATACATCGAAAAATTTAGAAATTCCAAAAGGGAGAACCATTCTCAACTGGGGGCGGCTATATAACGATAAACCCAAGACCACCAAAATACAAACCAATGTAAAACCTATGCCAGCAATCTATAACCATACACCATACAACAACAATGGTACATACTTTTGTTCCATACATAACACCCATAAACATAGGTTACATCTATATGTTTTAAAACCATACATATCAATACATATGTATCATGCAATTGAACATACAATCGTTATCTACAATCGGTTACAACAATTGAGATACATATGCTGCATACATAATCCGTTATATGTTTGAAAACAATTGAGTATCCAATCGACTATACAATCGTTTAAAACGATTGGTTAAAATTTATGTATAAAATTTTTATGGTAAGCATATGTATTAGACATATAAGATAAAACGTATATTACATTCTCTAGGAAGATGCATTTGAGATTACAAATGTTTGATGCTATATGAACATACATATATTATTCTGTTTTAACAATCGGTAGTTACAATCAGTTTAATAGAAGTATGTGATAATATGTTTGTGATACGTTTATTACGCCATTTAAAAAATGGCAATCATCTCTCTATGGAGATGATTTACTATGTTCTTGATAGTCGGTTACATAAGATGGAAAAATACCAAACACAAACCGTTTACCACCCTATGCGGAACACTATAGGGGCGTACTTATGGCTGGCTTGGCGGTGTATACAATCGTTGACTGACAATCGCTGCACAACGCCAGAAATCACATAAGACAAGCCAAGTGGCATCCATAGCCACACCAGCGTAATAAACTTGTGTGAACATAAAAATAAGCCATAATTGACACCGCTGGTGGCATCAAAAATGACTCTATTTGTAGCATATGTAATTTTCCATAGTTACACTAATGGGGTAAAAACTTACTCATATATTCTAAAAAAATTTTTATGGCGTTCAACCTAGGTGGCTACTGGGTTTATGACGTAACGGATAATGATTATTACTTCCGATAATTGAAAAATATCGTAACTTACCATAACTTTTTGACACTATATATGAGGGGTTCCAAAATAGGTATTTAAGTTTGAAACCCAAAAACAACAACAAGAAAAACATAACAACCGTTTATAGTCCAAACTGTTTAACCGACTTTGAAAAATACATAAGCCGTAAGGCTTATGACGAAGTCATGAAAAACAAGTTTGAAACATACAGAATGGTAAACATAAGTTTTAAAACATATAAGATTTCTCTATCGAGAAATAATACTTCGTATTGATTATGTTTGTCGCTTATGCTTTAAGACACAAACCGTATAACAAACCATATGCAACAAAGGGCATACATAAGTATTAAACATATATCACTCATATGTTGACACTTATGTATGCCCTTTGTTTTTCGTTTGTATTCTATTTTAAGAGTTCTTCTTCTGAACCACGTTTAGGGTACGCATCTGTAATCTTACCACCGATGCACCAGAAGATGATTGCCAAGACAAAGAAACCAAAGAACACAGAATATTCGTCATGAATGGCACTGGCGATACCAAGACCAAAGGATGCACTACCAATCCATTTGAACAACATACCGACAAAATGTGCCGATGTAAAATATCCGATAATTAACGTCAAACCGACCATTGCAAAAATAAACATATGCTGCGTTCCTCCTGTTATAAAGCCATGATGGCGTATACTTTACTATTAAGTTCCTCGGTTGTAATCCCAAGATAACGCATTGTGATTGCTTCCGATGAATGATTGAATACTTGCATGAGGTATGCGATTGGCACACCTTTGCGATACGCATGATACCCAAATGTTTTACGCATGGAATGAGTACCGATGTTTTCAAGACCGCACTTGATGGATGCTGCCTTGATTTTTCTCCATGCTTGGGTGGTCGTGATATGACCATCGCCAGAACGACTTGGGAATAACCAATGTTTGCAACGAGATGCATACTCTTGCAGCATTTCATATACCGACTTGGATAAGGCAAACCGTTTGAACTTGCCTGTTTTTTGTTCGTATAATTCCATCATTGGCTTGACATCATCTACGGTTAACCCTACTAGGTCACTAATGCGTAGACCAGAGTTGATACCTAATGTGAATAGCATTTTGTCACGGTCGTTTGTCAATGCTTCACGCATTTCATTGACCTTATTAATATCTCTAATTGGTTCTGTTACTGTTGACATAATTTATTTCCTCCGTATAATCCTTTTGTTTCTACATATAGAATACACCATGTATGGAAATGTGTCAACACTTTATTTTGTAATTTTTAAAAATATTTTGGAGGTTCTTTATGGAAGAACTACAATTGAAACGGAAGAAGTCGTTCGAGAATCGGATTGATTTCTTTGGATTGCAAGACTCTGTTACCGAACAGAGAAACGCTGGTAAGTCTTATGTTGCCATCGCACGAGCGTTAAACAAAGACAACCAACAACATCTACAAGGCATTGTTATTACGCCAAAGATGGTCGGTGACTGGTGTCGGTCAAACCTTGTGGAAGAAAAAGTATCTAACAAGGAATACGAGGTTGTCAACACATATAACGAACAAAAGAATTTGTTGGAAATGGTTGAAACACAAATCGAAATGATTCAAGTATTCATTGATGATTTACAATGTCAACAAGCCGAGGGAACGATGTCACCAGACATCCTGTATAAACGCATGAAAGATTTAATGAGTGACCAAGAGAAGTACTTTGGTCGTAAACAAGCGATTTTAAAAGATATGCAAGCAACAATGGAGAAAATCTTTACGTTTCAAGCAATGAACTCCATTATTGTTGAAATCATGCGTATTATCACGGAAAAAGACCCTAAGTTGGCAGAACAAATCACTAAAGAAATGAAAACAAATCAAATATTATTGTCGAATTATGCAAAAATCCAACAAAATTAATAATATTTATTTGAATATTATCGAAAAACCTTAACTTTTTACTGGATTTTTTCACTATAAGTGAGAACAATTACCACTTAGGAGGTGTGTCCGTGGCTGAAAACATTTTGGACTCGCTATTGGGTGTGTCCGTGGCGAACACAGAGCCGTCAAGTGACACTCCATCTGATAAAGATATTGGTGCAACAAACTTGGAATATTTTGCCAAGACATATTTTCCGCATATCTTCTCAACGCCATTCTGTGAATTTCATCACTCAATGTTCCGTGATGCGGAGAATATGATATTGCACTTTGACAATCTACACAATAAGTTCGTTCGTGCAGCACCACGAGGTCACGGCAAAAGCCGTATTATATCCGTTGTGTTTCCGATATGGCTAATTGTGTATGGTTATCGCAAGAACATACTGATTATTTCAGATACCTTTGAACAAGCCAAAGAGTTCATTCAAACAATCAAAGACGAACTAGAAGATAATGAACGTTTAAAAGCAGACTTTGGTCTGTTAAAGGGTGATAAAACATGGGCGAGCGATAAGATTGTCACTAAGAATAAAATACAAGTGTTTGCAAAATCAAGTGGTCAATCCTTGCGTGGTTCTTCATATAACAACATTCGTCCAGAAGTTGTAATCTTAGACGACTTAGAAAATGACGAAGCGGTGGAAACTGAAAATCAACGCAAGAAATTATACGATTGGTTTATGAAAGTATTAATGCCAATCGGCAACCCAAGAACCGTATTTTTGTATGTCGGTTCGGTTTTGCATTACGAAGCACTATTGTATAAAGTACTGACAGACTCCAAGTTTAACAACTGGAATCGTGCCATATATAAAGCCGTGTATTCCTTTTCTGAAAGTCCATGTTGGACTGTATGGGAAGAATTATTTAACGACTTGACAGACCCTAATGCAGCACAAAACGCAGCAGATTATTTCAACGAACACAAAGAAGAAATGATGGATGGCGTGGAAGTTATGTGGGAGGGTCGAAACTTTGGTCTGTTTGAACATTTAGATTGCTCGTTTGACGAGAAGATGAAAATGTCAAGAGATAACTGGTATCAAGAACTCATGATTCTTAAAATGCAAGATGATGAAGCATTTAACTCGGAGTACCAGAATAATCCAATGACCGAAGCTAGTCGAATATTTAAAGAATCGTGGATTAAATCCAATTACTATGACGAAACAAATCTACCGCACATGAAACAAATCTATGCGGCGGTCGATGTATCTATGGGTAAATCACGAACATCTGACTATTCGGCAATCCTTATTGTTGGTCGTGGCGTTGATAACTATTTCTATGTATTAGAAGCAGATGTCGAACGTAGACCACCAGATGCAATCATTAATGATATTCTCTTGTATCTTGACAAATACAACGGAAGATTGGACGGTTTTATTGTCGAAGAAAACGTATTCCAAGAGTTCTTTTCTAAGACATTGCAACAAACCGCACTTGACATGGGTTTATATGTCAACTGGGTATCCGTTCGGTCTACTGCAAGTGACAACAAAGGCACACGCATCCGTTCGCTTGCTCCGAAGATTAAACAAGGGTATATCAAGTTTAATAAAAACCATCGTATCTTGGAAAGTCAACTAAAGAACTTTCCTAAAGACCATGACGATGCACCAGATTGCTTAGAACGATGTATTGCGAAGTTCTTAGAAAACTCTGCGACTATTGCAGTCGGTTCTATTGGCAGTCAGAATAAACGTAAAAACATTTTATCATTCATGAAAGGTTGGAAACGATGAATCTTAAACAACGAATCTTATCATGGATGAGTAAAACTATATTAAGGGATACGGTTGCGAATCTAAAGAATACTTGGTTGTCTTCTTTTAGGTTTAACAATCGAGCAACCGAAACAAAACTTAGTGTAGAAGAACTACGGAATCTATCAAGAACACCGATTGTACGTTCTGCAATCAATCAAATCCGAGAGGGTATTCTTGCGTTGCCTTGGGAAGTTGTTTCCATTGATGGTAACGCAAACAAGAAACAAATCAAACAGGTCACACAGATTATTCAAAATCCGAATCCTGTTGATGATTACAACGACTTCATTGGCAAGCTATTTGAAGACTTGATTGTATTAGACCTTGCGTTCTTTGAACAAAAGGTTGTCAAGGGATATAGACCTTTGTATTTATTCCCAATTGACACGGAAACAATCGAGGTAGCAACCAACTGGAGCGGTGACTTAAATCAACCACGATTCTTACAATCCGTGAATGGACACCAAGAGTGGTACAAGGTTGATAAAATCGCTATGTTGCAACGCACGAAGTTGACATATGACGAGTTTGGTTTATCTCCATTAGAACAAGCATATCGCCATATTAAGTACTTAGCAGAAGTACAAGAGTATGCAAACGATATTTCATCTAATGCGATGCCAAAGTATTTAGTCAATATGGGTGCATCCGCAAGTGAAGAAGAAATCGAAAAAATTCGGTTATACATTGCGAATGAAATCCAAGGTCAATCTGCGGTTGCAATCGTTGGGTCTGCACAATTGGATGCCAAACAAATTTCACCGATTGGTGATGAAGCTGCATCCTTGAATTGGCAAAAAATGTTGTTACAGATTATTGCGACTTGTTTCAATATCCCTCCAGAACGCCTAGGTGTAGCGATTTCAAATGACCGTTCTACCTCATCTGAAAAAGATAATGAAATGTTGGAATACACAATTAAACCTTGGGCGAAGATTTTTGAACGAGCGTTTAATAAATACGTGATTGCACGTTTAGGTTATTCCGATAGTATTAAATTCCAATTCGTATTTACTCCAACCAAGGCACAACAGGCAGATGCCGTTGAACGTGTTCGTAAACTCGTTGATGGTAATATTATCACATTAAACGAAGCACGTCAAGAGTTAAATGGTGTCCTTGGTATCGAACTGAAAGATATTCCGTCTGGCGATTCGTTGCTGGAAGAATATAAATCATCTTTGATTCAAAAGCGTGTACAAGACGATGAATCTATAACTGACACGACCGATGAACCGAAGAAATCTACAGAGAAAGGAGAAGCCGATGGAAAAACAAAAAGTACAACTTAGTGCGAGTGCAATTAAGGTTGTACTAGATAACCAACATCCGAACTCCATGCGTTTTACTGGTACGTGTATGTTCTTGAATGAACCATCTGATTATATTCCCGGTGGTGTTGACAAACCTGTATTGTTATCATCCGAAGTTGCCGAAGCGTGTGCATCTACGATGAACCTTATGGGTATCAATTGTGATTATGACCCTTGGTTATTCCCAGATGAAGTCATGATGGCACATGACCGTAGAAATAAAATTGGTGTGGTTGAAAAATGTTGGGTTGACGGTAATGAACTTAAATTCACTGGTATTATCTACAAGAATGACTTTCCAGATATTGCTGACTTCATAAAGAAAACAGTAGACTCTCTAGGATTCTCTGTGGAAGCCATTTTCAATATCCACGAGTTTGAAGACCATGTTGAAATGGCGGATGTTGAATTTACTGGTGTTGCTATGTTGTTTAAAAACGTAGCCGCATACCAAAATACGTATATTGCAGAAATTGCCGCAAAGGCGAAAGGAAAACAACTAATGAACGAACAAGAAATTAAAGCCTTGGTTGATGAAGCCGTTAAGGCATCTATTGAAGCACAAGCACAAGCTAAAGCACAAGCGGAAGAAGCTAAGGAGCTTGCGGATGCAAAAGCAGAAGTTGAACGCTTGACTGCTGAATGTTCCGCTAAAGATGCATTGATTGTTGAAAAAGATGCAAAAATCGCAGAACTTGAAAAATCTGTTGAAACAAAAGATGCAGAAATCGAAGCTGGTAAAGCCGAAGCAGAAAAACAAACTGTGATTTCCGATGTTAAAAACTTGGAAACTAAGGCAAAACTAGAAGCTGGTAAATCTGACAAAGAATTTGATAACTTTGCAGATGGCATTGAAGCTATGTGTAAATAATTACGCATAATATATTTTGTTGATTTGATTTTATATCATAGGAGAAATAACTGTGGCAGTAACAAAATCCAAATTTATTACAGCAGCTGCCGTTGCTGATTATAACCAATCTCACTACATCGAGTTGCCTAAATTCCAAAACTTAATGGTTGACTTGTTAAACCGTAACGTAACAATTCGCAACCGTATCACACCTGTGATGGCGACTGGCTACCCATCTCGTTATTGGGAACAAACTAAAATTGCACACAATGCGAAATTCGTAAATCCACGTACAGGCGACAACGGTAAATACGGTGTTGATACTTACGATGAAGATTACGGTCGTGTTGAAAAGGCAGTATACCTAAAAGCGATTACATCTGGTATTAAATATTCTTTGTTTGATACAGAAGTTGTAGCACAACAAGGTGATGCCTTGGCAAAATCTTTGTTAAACAAAGACATGGAAGATATGATTGTGGACTTACTACAAACATCCAACAAAGGTATCTGGACAGGTGCAGCAACCGCAGCCGATGATTCCACATCTGTTGAATACTGTGGTTTGGCTACACAAATTACCGATGCAGTAACTGTGGCTAACCCTTATAGCTTTACATCTGGTTCTGGTGAGTTTGTAACAGATACAATCCGTACTAAGATGGCACAAAACTTGGCATCCACAAAATACATCGGTATGCCTACTGCAATCTACGCTAACCCATTGACAATTGATTATTTAAGCCGTGCAGAATTGAAACGCCCGGGATTTGCAGTCAACCAATCTGCGGATAAAATGGACTTGGGTAATGGTTTCGTTGTAAATACCATCCGTACACAAGCTGGTTATTTACCATTGATTCCAGATAACTACATTCCATTTGACCCATCCAACAAAAAACATACATTGTATGTTGTCAATGAAAAATTGATTGAACGCCATTACTTGACTAATGCAGAACCACGCATCTTCAAAATGGGTCTTACTAAAGGTCTATTGGACGAATACGTTGCAGTAATGTTTGATGCAGTTGTTGCCAAAGGTGCAAGTGCTGGTGCCCACTTCAAGGTTGAATTTACAGAAGCGTAATAACGCTTAATTCAAACGATTAATCACAGGGGTGTCTTTTGACACCCCAATGTTTTAACCGAATGGAGATACATATGTTAGTAACATTAAAAGACAGTAATGCAACACGCATTTATCTGTGTGGTCGCATTATTGAAGCTGATAACGGTCGCTTTGAGGTGTCCGAGGAAGAATACGCTTTGAATGAAGCCGTATTAGAACCTGTGGATAAAAAAGCTGGCAAAGTTATCAAACCAAAAACAAAATCTACTGGAGAAGACGGTACGGAAGCAGACGAAGTTTCTGCATCCTAGGAGATAATCATGGTTTACTTAGATGCAGCAGAAATTGACGATTATTGTCAAATGATTCCAGTTGATGAAAGTCACGTTCAGTTTGCATCGACTATGATTGATGCCTACGTTGGAACAAACAATGGACAATCGAAATTTACATCCAACGAAATCACCGAAATTGTCAAACCGAATCGCAAAGGCGTGTTGATTCTAAAGAATGACCCTGTGATTGACATTCTATCAATTCAAGCAATTCACACACGAGATATAAACGAAGACGGAGTTGAGATTGAACCATACTTGTATGACTTTGATGGTAGCAAGTATGTATATCTATTGAGTAATACATCCGCCATGACATATTCTCAAATATTCTCGCATAACGCAAGATTTTATAAAGTCCGTTACAACTATGGATTCGCTGAAATTCCACGAGAAGTAAAAACGGCTTGTGCGATGCTTGCAATGAATATATCACAGGTTTCTACATTCACCGCCTTAAATTCCATGACAACTTTGGATGCACGATTTTCATTAACTGACCCAAACTTATTTACAAACGAAATTAAATCATTGTTATCACGATACAGATTTTAAACGGAGGTATATATGCGAGAAAAATATACACCAAAGTTTGACTGTACACGAATGTTCGCATCATGGCGTGAAACTATTAAATGCGATGGTAAGAAACCAGAGTTTGTATTGTTTACACGAATCGGTCGTGGTACAAAACGGTTTCTTGTAAATAATGTTCGTTGGGGGAACCTTATGTCAGATTCCTCGTTGGAAGCTGGCGATATATGCGAACGTAGAAACGGTGATACGTTATTCTTGGTCGCAAAAACAAACTCATTCAATGGTGACAAGGGTGAGTTTTACACAACAAATACAATCGTAAATATCTATGGTATCGAAACCACAACAGACGAGTATGGCAATACCAATGGTACATCTGAAACGCTAAAAGTGAAAGACCTAAAGTGTGTATACGAAGATGTGTCCGCCAAGATGCACTTGTTCGATTATGGTTTGTTACCAACTACTACAAAGCGATTTATTCTACCAAGGGATACGGATGTTGCACTATTGGATAGAATCGAAATCAATGGACAGTTTTTACAAATTGATGTAATAAACAGGTTCGATTTTGCACCGTTCTTATATGTGCAATGTTCACCAGACGAGCGTGGCTAACATGAAGACAATGCAAGATGTAATCGCTAAGGTATTAGAAGACCATTTAGATGTACTGACTGACCGTATCAAACAAATATGGGCGGTTGCAGACGATGGTATCTATACTGACCACCATATAATCCTTAGAAGATTCACACCAAGCGTCAACATGGTTAGACTTGGCTTAGACATTACAGGTCTTGGGGCGTTCATCCTAGAGTATGGCTCTGGTTCGTTCATGGTAACGAATACAAGTGCGGAACTTGGTGATTTTGGCAACCCAGACTTACCAGAATACATGGCATCATCTTGGTATAACGATAATCGTTCATCGCACGGCAATGCAATCATGGGTCGCAATCAGGGAGAAACTGTACATTCACCAACAATGGGTGTCGCAGATTATAAATCCAAAGGTCACTTCAAGGGTATCAACCTAGAAGAACCCATGAAGAAATCCAAACTAAAACCTTTAGAACCAAAAGAACCGATGTTTGTTGTCGAAACAGAAATCGTTCATTGGTTGAAAGAATTGGATGAAGCTATTGACGATGCAGTATCTGATTATATCGAAACCCAACTAGATAATGCTTTTAAAGGAGTAATCGCATGAAGTATACGGTACAACTATTGGACGAACTGTGGAATATCTTGCGACAAGACGAAGAAATGGCTTCGTTATTACGCATAAAGGACACACAATCAATCCAAGAGTGGAACTCTAAGATTAGGCGTGGTCTTGCTGGTGCGGAACTCGTTGACGAAAAACAAGATATTTACATAATTATGTCATTCATTCCATCTGTTGGTAATACCAAGAATTGGATGGTCAACAAGAATTTACTGGAGTTTAGAATCATCGGTCGTTCTAACAACAGAAAACTTGTGAATGATTTATATATACATTTGAATAAACTATTAAAGGAACATTATCAAGAAATGTCCATCTATACCGAGGGTTCATTCTCTACTGGTACGGCTGGCTTAATCGGTTATATGTTTCGTGTTAGACCTTTTACATGGTCGTAATCATAGGAGATAATTAATGGCACAACAAACAGGCAAAAACTTTGTATTGAATGGTGTTGGCGAAGCATGGGCGAAACGAGTTGTAAACGGCAAAGTCGAAGCCTATAAACTTGGTACACTTCAAACAATGAAACTATCTTTCAGTTCCTCTGATGAAAAAGTCTATGGTTCTGATGCTTTACCACCAATCTATATCTTGAATAAAGAATCCAATGTTCAAGCATCTTTCACTGAAGCACGTTTCAACCTTGATTACCTTGGTGTAACTGCTGGTGCTGATGTAGACAACAACGGTACTTTAATCTTTAGTGTAAAACCTACATTGATTGCAAGCGGTACTGCATTTACCGTTCCAAGCGTATCTAATGTTATCCCAGAAGATACAATCGTTGTACTTGCGAACGATAATCAAATGGAAGACGAACGTGAAACATTGAAGTATGTAAAAAATTCTCCATCTGCTGGTGAATTTACAATTGATGCATCTGGTGTAATCACTTTGGGTCAATCTGTAACAAATAAATTCATTGAAGTATCTGGTCTTCGTACTGATACAACTTCTCGTAAGGCGACAATGAAAGCAACTAGCGTACCACAATTCGTTGAAATTCGTCACGTTTCCAATCCTGTTGATATGGGCGATGGTAAGAAAGTTATCTTGCATACTCATATCTTCCGTGCTAGAGCGACTGGCAAAATGGATATTGACCATGAACGTCAAAAAGCATCTGCACCACAACTTGAATTTGAAGTTATGTATGATACAACTCGTACAGACGGTAAAATCTTGGAAATCACACAAGAAATCCAAGGCTAATCTCATGGGGGCATCTTCGGATGCCCCTATTTTTTATTATATGGAGTACTATGGAGATATATAGATGTCAAATACTTTAATTCCACAAGAAAAATACATTATGCTTAATGGCAAAGAATATAAGATTTATCCGATGCTATTAAAAGATTACAACAAAGTTGAACGTCTATTGTCTAAAATAAATGACCAGTATTTATATTTGAACTTACCATCACCAATTTTAGACGAAGATGGCAAAGAAGTGTTAGATGCCAATGGCAAGGTGAAATATGACTATGTGGCATTTAACTCCATGTGTGAACTGTTTGAGATGGCGTTACGTATTCCACGGAAAGAATTGATTAACGCAATCGACTTAGACAATGGTGTGCAACTATTGGATGAATACTTATCTATTAGCGGATTAAAAAAAAAGATGATGGGTCTAATGGCACAGGAACTACCGAAGATAAATCTACAGGACTTGACCTAGTCATTGCATCTTTGGTACAACACACGAGTGAAACCAGAGAATCACTAATGAGATATACTTTACCAGAACTAGAGGGGTTATCTGTTGCATTAAACGAAAATAATAAAACAGATACAGACGATAGTAATACTTTTGTTGACTCTGATTCCGTAACAGGGGCAGATGCGGTACGCGGTCTTTTAAGTTCTGGGTACGCATCATAGGAGAATAATTAATGGGAAACAAAAAATTCGGATATGACATAAAAATAGACTACAGTCAAGCAACCGAGAATACCAATCGAGTAACCTCTAGTATTCTACAGTTGCAACAAGCCGTAGAACGACTTAAAAGAAATTCTGACATTCAGATTAAATTCACTGGTCTTCCACGACAACTTGATAGCATCACAACAAAAACTGCTACATTGGCTAATGCTTTGGAAAGAACGGCAAAAAGCGGTAACTTGGCATCCAATTCTTTTGATGGTATGTCTGCTAAGATGCAGTCGCTTAAAAAAGATGGTGAAGCACTTGCCAAAGGTCTACAAGATTCTGCCAATGCAATCAAGAAGTTGGAGTCTTCAAATCATAACACCATAAGAGATGGCAACAAGGCTATGACGGTTGGTACTCAAATCAACCAATTTAAAAACCAAGCCGATGTACTCTATCAAGCATGGAAAGCGAACAACATAGGTAAAGAACAATATCTTCAACAAATGACGGCAATCCAAGGCAAGTTAAATACTTTGTATAGTCAACAACGAAGAATCAATGAAATCACACAAGAACATATCCCAACGCTAACACGATGGGGTTTTGAACTCGATAAAGTTGGTTCACGACTTGGGTATTTTGCAACACGTTGGGCGGCGTTATGGGTCGGTGATAAAATCATGGATTCTCTATCTGCCTTTCCAAAAGTTGAACAAGATATGGCTGGTTTCGCCCAAGTAATGAAACATGGCACAGGTGCAACTAATGCGTTTGCCAAGTCACTACTAGAAGTTGACCCATCAAATCTCAAAAACAGTCTTCATCTTGGTGGTGCGGAAGCAGAAATCTTTAAATCTGAACTAGAGAGTATGCAAGGCAAACTACAAGGACTTGCGGTGCAATACGGTACGACAAGCCACGAGATGATTGAATCTGCCAAACTTTGGGGTCGTGCTTACAAGGACAACAATACTGTTCTTGCGTTGACAGATGCAGCTACCAAACTTGCGGTTGCCGATGCGTTCGATATTGTGTCTGCAAACAAAGCGTTGGAATCCTCAATCATGCAATGGGGTTTTCAAATCAATAATACCAATGATGCCATGAGTGTATCAAACCGTATTATCGACTCTTGGACATCTCTTGCACACAACTATACGGTTTCTGCACAAACTTTATCAGAAGCTAACAAACGTATGGCACAATCCGCAGCCGAAGTAGGTGTATCATTCCATTCTGCACAAGCACTTATTGCCGTTATGGCACGAAAAACACAGGCAGACGGTGGTGAAATCGGTAACGCCTTAAAATCTATCTTCGGTTCTATTCACTCCAAGAAAGCCGTTAAAGCATTACAAGAGTTTGGTATCGAAGTGTATAAAGTCGGAGAAAACGGAGAGCGGTCATTCCGTAAAGTAGACGATGTGTTACTGGACTTGATGATTAAGGCACAAGGGTCGAAAGAATCCATGGAAGACTTGTTAAAGGCAATTTCTGGTGGTAAATGGCAATGGAATAAAGCCGATGCCATGCTGGATTTGAAAGAATACCTAGAAGCCTTACGATTGTCTTCAACATCCATGGGTTTCACTAATGCACAAGTTGGTATGCAACTTGATACAATCCAAAAGAAAATACAACAGGTTGCCGCACAATGGGAAAAGATGATGACTACTGCTGGCAATGGCACAATGTCAACCGTAATCAAGGGTATGTTAGATGGTGTTCTCGCATTGTTTAAGTGGATAGAACGCTTACCATCGTCTATTGCTATGGTTTCATTCGCTATGCTGGGTTTATTGGTTATTCACCGTAAATGGGGTTCTGTTTTCAATATCATGAAAACAAGCGTTGTTTCTGGTTGGAACAAAATGACTCATGCTGCCGAAAAATACGCAAGGGCATCAAGAATTGCAAGCGGTAACACAACAGGCTTAAAGGGTAAATTCCAAGGATTTAAGGGTGCGGCTGGTGGACTTGCTAGTGAAATCGGTACACTCACAGGATTTATGGGTGGCTGGGTTGGTATCGCTATTGGTGCGATTACAATTGCTAGTCAACTTGCTTTGTCTTGGCGTTTCAATCGTGAAGAAGTGCAACAACAGATTGACACTCATTCTCAACTGTTGCAATCTTACGAAGAAACATATGGTCGTCTAAAAGAATCAACTGGTGTCTTAGAGCAGTTTATTAACGCCTACTATAGCTTGAACCAAAAGCAAAAAGAGTATGCCAAAGATTCGGAAGAAGCGAAACAAGCTGCGGAAGAAATTCAAATCGCACACGAGGGTATTATTCAAATTCTTGGCGAAGAACAAACAAACTTTGTACTGACCGCAGATAATTCAGACGAAGCAAACCAACGTATGACCCAAGCGGTACAAAAAAGGCAAGACGAACTAGCACAACAAATCAAGCATGAAAAGGCACAGTTGTTCCAAGCTGCACAAGCCGTTCGACAACAAACAAAAGATAACCTTGATTCGTTACAACACGAGAAAAAAGGTTGGTTAGACCGTATTGCCGTAATCATTCAATTCACAAAAGTACTTGATGTTTGTCGCTTGGCTTACTATTCGTTGATGAACGCTTTTCAACAATGGAGAGCCGATAGAGCGGCCGCAAGATTACAACAAGCGGATGGTGCAATCGGTCAAGCCGAAAGCGAATTAAACGCTTTAAAGGCAGCTGGTGCAAACAATCGTCAAATTGAGCAAGCCGAACGTAATTTACAAATGGCTAAGTATACTGCATCACAAATCAAGGACGAACAAACGCATTTACAAGAGGATGCCAATAGCTATGGTCAACAAGCAGAACAAATTTTGGCATCAACCGCAGCTAAAGTACAAGCCGATGGTGCAGAACAACTAAACAGTATTAACTCTGCTTTATATGGCAACTCTGGTGGCGGTGGTACAACTGGTAATTATCCACGTAGCGAACTACCAGATGGTGGTTCTGGCGATAGTGGTAAAAATGGGAAAACTGGTAAAACAGCCAAAGATAAAAATCCATTGACTGGAACTCATGCTGGTGCAGCCATTGATTTCTTGTTAAAACAAGGGTATACCTTGAACCAAGCGTATGGTATCGTTGGTAATCTACAAATAGAATCATACGACAGATTAGACCCAGAAGCATCGGACGGTGTTGCCTTTGGTATTGCACAATGGCAAGACAGTCGATTGCAAGACTTGATTGACTTTGCTAGAGATAACAACTCTGATTACAAAGCGTTTGAAACTCAATTGGCGTTCCTTGTATATGAAATGCAACACAAAGAAAAAGACAATTGGAAAAGCGTTCTTGAAAGTGCAACTAATCAAACACCAGAAGAATATGCGTATTATTTTGACCAATTTGTAGAGCGTTCCTCTCATATCCACAGTCAAGAGCGACAACAAAAAGCAAGAGCATTGGCTAATACGGCTTATGGCGATGATGCAAAGACTGCTGATGATAGAGCCAATAAAATTATGGAACGCCAAGGCAAGATAGAAGACCTTGCGAAAAAACTTGCTAAAGCGGAAGCTGAAATGGAAAACGCCATGAAGCCAAAAGAGCAAGCTGACTTGGCAAAAGAAACACAATCTCTAAAAGAAAAACTGCAAGGTATTCAAAAAGAGATTGACGACTTAATCAAACTCAATCCAAAAGCAGATGTTAAGAAACTGCAAGAAACCATGAAGAAATACGATGAAGTTATGACCCATCGTATGCAAGATAAGTACCGTGATAAAGATTATGACGAAGCCGTGCAAATGGCAAAAGACCGTCATGAAAACGAAGACTTAGATATGGAAATCGCTGGTACAGCTGAAAACTTTTGGACAAAGGATATTCGTAACGCACAACGCTTAGTTGAATTGTATATCATCAAGGTAAAACAATACAACGACATGGTTGCAGCCTTTAAGCGTGGTGATTCAGAATATACCGAAGCAGACATCCGTAAAGCTGGGATTGAACTTAAAAAGCTACAAGTACAAATCAACAAGACTGGTAATGACTTAAACAAAAACATCAAACAACAAACTCATGATGTATTCCATTCGATGATATTCGAGGGCAAGAAGTTTAAAGACGTTTGGAAAGACTTATGGAAACAACTTGCGGAAGACACATTGAAAATGATGTTCAAAATCCAAGATGGCAACGGTGGTCTTCTACAGAATTTGTTGCGTAGAAAAGACAAAAAATATCAAGATGGCATCAACCCATTAAAGGGCATTGGTGGAAAGAATGGTAACATCGGTGGTGTTGACGAAACATTAAACCAACAGATGCTTGCTACACAAGCCACACAAAATCTTGATAAAAACTTTGAAACATTTTTGGCTAATACGCAAAACGGTACTGCATGGAATCAAGCGACATTTACCGATGCCGTAATCTATGGTAATGTCAATGGTGACAAAAACAGTATTGATTTACCAGAGGGCAACAAAGATTCCAAAGATAACAAAACCGATGTATCCAAGTATATCAACGCTGGCATGAAACTTGGTGGCTTAGGTAACAACAAGTGGTTGGGTGCTTTGGGTACTGTTGCTGGGTTTGCACGACAGTTCGGTCTATTGAAATTCGCAAGCGGTGGTGCAGTCGATAAAGACCAATTGGTTCGTGTTGGTGAGGGAGATAAGAAAGAATGGATTATTCCAACCAACGATAAAAAACGTGGTATTCAGTTGCTAAACCAAGCTGCACGTGACCTTGGCGTTGGTGAAACCAAAGGTATTGAACCTAATTGGAAAAATCCGAATACATCTACAGGGGCATTATCGGAACAAACCAAACGACAAGACCGAATGATGAATCAAATGGTCGCAAACACATCTGCTATGACTAAGGGGATGAACTATATGGCGAACAATGGTTCTACACATGAATCCATTGCACAACCTGTGTTTGTTAAACAAACGATTTCTGACCAAGACTTCTTGGCGAAATACAACAAGTTGGTGGCACTTGGCAAGATGAAATAACGCAACTTTTGTGTAATTTTTGACACTATATGTGAGGGGTTTATCACCCCTCACATTATTACTATGGGAGGTCATATGGAAGACATTACGAAATACTTAGGTCTGAAATACGGCTTTAATCATAAAAAGAATCAATATCATTGTGTTGATGTTTGTCGTATGTGGTATAAAGACCACGGATATAAACATTGTTTTGACGATGGCAAGAAAGACCCAACGTCATGCGAAGATTTTCACAAGAATCATCAACTAAGGGTGTTGCGGTACTTATTAAAACACTTTGACAAAGTTCGTGATATTGACAAATTACAACATGGCGATGTGATTGTGTTTAACGTAGATGGCGACTTACATACTGGCGTATATCTACAGAATGGACAAATACTTGCGATGCAAGTTCCATGTATTGAAAACGTATCACTATCTGCCGTATTTAAACGCAGTTATTGGCAACCATTGTTTTATTGTGGTTTCCATCAAGAACGCAGCGAAAGGAATTAACAATGGCGACATATCCAAAGTTTCCATTGCCGTATATATTCGAGGTTGAAAAAGGTCTAAAGTTTGCCACACAAGAAGTCACATTTGAATCTGGTAAGAAACAAGTGCGACAACTTGCGGTAACACCAAAGAGAACTTGGTCAATCTCTTTACGAGGAACAACAGACCAACAAAAGATATTTGAAGACTTTTGTGAATCTGTTGGTGGTAACACAAGACCATTTCTATTCATAGATGAATATGGCAAGGAACAATTATGTAGATTCGCAACCAACGAATTTAACATGAAAGTACTACGAGATTTTACAATTGAGAATGGTACTCACGGCAATGCCGTTGGATTTACTGCGAACGTACAAATCGAGAAGTTATTATGATGCGATAATATCGCAATAGGAAGTATACATGATTAATTTACCTGTGGCGTTTCGAGAAGCATTAGAAAGTGGTTCGGTATTTGACATTGAGTTATACGAAGTACACATACCGAATTTAACGCTATATCTATGCTCTTGTGATGTCAATATTCAATTCAACGGTCATACATACTTGGCATTGCCAATCAGACGTGGTGAGATTGATAAAACGGTAGATAATTCGATTGACTCTTGTGAGTTGCAGATTTCTAATGCAACTGATAAATTTACTCAATTACTATTTAAGGGTATTCCATTCACAGGCAGTCGAGTGTATATCTACCGAATTTTATACCCAGATTCATTAACCAACGCAAACATGATTAAACCTGTGTTTATGGGTCGTGTTGATGCACCAGAATTAACAACAGATGGCATCTTTAAAGTAACGGTAACAACAGATGTCCCAAACGTCCGTGGTGGTCGTAGAACACAATATTCTTGTACATCTGTATTCGGTGATGAATCATGTCAAGCACAAATCGAAACATTGCAAACAACCGTTGATTCAATCACACAAGATGAACATGGTTTTCGTGTTGGTATCCGCAACCCAGCAGACCAAAGGACATTCACAAACGGTGTCTTAATCATTAGCGGTGAAGCACGTAAGATTGTTGACTTTAAAGATGCTGGTGCTGGTGTTTACTTGGAATATCCGTTGTTGCAATCGCCAGATATTCTGATTGGTCAACAAGCGACAATACAATCTGGATGCGACAAAACACCAACGGATTGTAAACGACATGGCAATCAAAAGCGATATGCTGGATTCTTATCTGTACCGTTTGAATTTACGGTACGTACTTAAATTTTATAGTGAAACAAAGCGAACGAGGTATTAATATATGGGTAAAGGCGGTGGCAAGGGCGGTAAAGGTCGTGTAGCAAAATTCATTGGTCTTGCTGCTGGTATTGCCTTTGGTTTTGGCGGTGGTGCTTGGGCGTTCTTAAAGGGTGTAACCATGTTTAGCCGTGTAATGTACGGTTTATCCCTTGGTATGTCTATTGGTGGTCTATTTGATAAATCCGCAAAGCAATCATCTGCACCAGAATCAACATTTGATTCCAAAAACAACCAAGTGACATCCGAGGGTACAATCCCAATTGTCTATGGACAAACTAAAGTTGGTGGTCTACAGACATTCCATAAGATGGACGTTGGTGGTAAACGCTTGGACAAAGACGTGGTTCTTTGCGAGGGTAAAATCCACGACATCTTCGGTGTTACTGCTAATGGTTATCTAACAAGCGTACAACGCTTGAATGAAACAAAACAAACAAGAATACCTGTGTTTGGTATTCGTAACAATAAATATCCAGATGCAAAAGTATCTGTTGAGAGCGGTGTTGTAGAGAAAAATGGTTTTATTGGTCATAAACCAAACGCATCGCAACAATCAATCTATCAGGATAATGTAGATTATGGGTCATTTAACAAGTTCAAGAAACTAAAGTTGACTGCTAATGGCAAAACTGTATATATCTTCTTAACAGATGATAATACAACGATTGACCTACAGTATTCATTGGCTTGTAATACGTTTGGTAAAATCTATCAAATTATCTTGGGTGACACATATCTATCCGACTTACAAACCGATGGTTGGGAGTTGGTCAATCCTGTTATATGTCAAAACTCTCCATCTTGTTTAGATACCTTTGGTGAATCTCCATGTTACAAACGAGATGTGTACTGTATGACGAACGGTAGTCAAGACGGTAGCAATTCTACGGTTTATACACACTTTGGTGGCAAAGACCAAGACGCACCAGACCAATATCTAACAACAGGCGGTTATCCGAATATGGCATACGTTCATGCAGACTTGCGATATACAGAAAAGATGGGTGCTGGTAATCCAACGGTGACTGCTATTGTGCAAGGCATGATTGTATACGATTGGCGTGACAAACAATATAAATACTCTAAGAATCCTGTTGTTTGTCTATATGATTACTTGACAAATAAGACATACGGTGCTGGTCGGTATGTTACACCAGATATTCTTGACATGGAATCGTTTACTGATGTGGCAAACTATTGTGACGAAGAAATCACATACAATGACCCATACGGTGTCACAAAAACAGAGCCAAGGTATCAACTTGATATATGTTTGAACGAAACAAAGACACATCAAGAAAACATTCAATCTATCTTAAACTCATTCCTTGGGTTTATTGTGTTTTCAAACAATTCAATCAAACTACGGTGTGAACGATTAGAACAACCTGTGTATGCGTTCAACGATGATAACATCGTGGAAGAAACCCTTAGTTATAAATCCGCATCTATTGACCAAAGTCCAAACAAGTTTAATTTAACCTATGTAGAGCCAGCATTGGATTATACTGCGGTTAAACTAATCGTTGAAGATGCTACAAACCAACTACCTCCGCCAATTGGTATTGGTAGACCTGTGGAACAAGATATTGATTTCAAGGGTGTTCGCAGACAAACACAATGTTTGCGACTTGGTAAAATCGCACGAGATATTATTCGCTTGTGTCCTATTACGGTTACATTCAAAACAGGTCTTATGGCTTCTCACTTGGAAGCTGGCGATATTGTAACAATCTCCAAAACATACGTTGACGAAGACGGTGTTAAACAAGAGTTATTTACCAACCAACAAGCACGTATTACCGAAATAAAAGAAGAAGACGGTACGTTTGAAATTACCGCACGTCAATACAACCCATCAATCTATGATGATACATTTGGTGCATCTTTGAAAGTGTTCGGTACAGTCGGTAACGATAAACCAATCAGATTAACACCAGCGACTGTTAAGCCTGTTGAGAATATTCAATTCAATCAAATCTATCGTGGTAAAGTCGATGGCTTACCAACATACGACATAGTATTATCATTTGATGAACCAGACGACATCGAGTTCCGTTCTGCATCGGTTTACATTCAAGCTATAAGCAATGGTGTGGCTGGTGAATGGAAGAACTATGGTGAATCCAAAGGTATTACAACTGTTATGGGTATTAAGCGTGGTGACACAATCAACGCACGTATTATTCCAAACGATTCCAAAGGTATCGAACATGAGGAATCCATGTCTGCTCCATCGTATACTGTGGTTTCCAAGTTTGGTACACCAGAGATGCCACAGAATTTGAAATTAAAAGTGACAGATGAAGCACGTATCACATGGGATATAATCAAGAATACCGACATAGACCATTATGAGATTTCCACAACAGGATTCTTTAATAACGGAGCAGTCGTATCAGTTGACAATGAAGCACCAATTACATTAACCATGCGTACTGGCAAAATTTATGTCCGTGGTGTCAACATTGATAATGTCGCTGGTCCAGCAAACTATGTGGAATACGATTTTCCACAATTAAATGTTCCACAATTAAATTACATAAAATCACAATCTGGTGCGTTCCAAGTTGTTCTAATGGATACACCAAAGACAAATCCACCGATATTGAAAACCATTTTTAGAGTCAACGACAAAGACTTTAGAACAGATACCAATGTGTTTACATATGTTGACGACCCAGCAACATACAATGTGTCATTCGCATATGAAGATTACTTTGGTACTGGTGCGTTTTCATCTGGTATCGGTGCGGTAATTAAACAAAATATCAACCAAGATTTAATCAACCGTGCAACCGCAGCAATCCAAAGTGTCGAACAGATGCAAACAAACATTGACACAATCAACACACGGATTCAAAATGCGGTCACAGAACAAATCCAAAATTCAATCGGTGGTGTAAAATTAGAAATCACCAAAGCAGCCGAAGTCATGAAACAACAAATCACGGATGCACAACACCAGATGGAATCCACGATTACACAAACGGCAAGTGCTTTGGATGCCAAAATCAAGGATATTGATTCACAGGTTCAATCACGAGTAACACAACTTGCAAGTACGATTGAATCTTCTATCAAGTCTTTATCTGGCGATGAAATTCTAAGTCGGATTAATCAATCAAGCGGTGGTACTCAAATTGATGGTAAGCTGTTACACGTTACATCTGACTCTGTATTCGATAAAGGTGTTGTCGCAAAGAACATCGAAGCTGGTACAATCAGTACAGATAAACTTATGAGTTCTATCCTTGACTTGCAAGAATCTGGTATGCAAATCAAGGGCGGTGGCGTTCGCATTGATGCCAGCGGTATTCGCATGAGTAATGAAAACGGTTCATTTACCGCATTAACCAAAGATGGCATCAAGTGGTATGACTCTAAAGGTGTTGCCTATAGTGCTATACAACAAATGGTCTTTGGTATTGCAAACGATGGTGACCATATCGACTTGAATTGGGATTCAGAACCAATGGTATTCGTTGTTCCTCAAAAGATGGACTTAGGTCAAAACATGAGTGCGGCTGACGATTATCTACAAGGAACAATGGAAACCAAGGCAGTCAATGTGTCCTCCAAAGGCTTTGACATTCATGCACGTATCACTCAACATTGCAACGGTGAGATGTACTATAATGGCAGACCTTGGGGGAGAACAAATCTTGATAACTTTGCACCGTCAAGATACTCAACAGGCACATTAACCAACCGAGTTTACATTTATAGTGAAGCCGATACGTATGTTTCTGTTGAGGTACCAGAAGTCGGTGTTGACGTTTGGACATCCCTAGGCAAGCAATATGATAGCGTGAATATCGAGGGTGCTGGATGGGAAAATCCTCCAGAGAACTCCAAAAAGTGGTTGTCACCAATGGCATCTGGCAAAGGTGAAACCGTATGGGCTGGTAGTGGTAATGGGTCTTCATATAGTGGTCATTATGAGTTCCAACAAATAAAACAATGGATGATTGACTATGAAAAGATACCAAGAAAAATCATCGCAATTCGCTTGCGTAAGGGTCAAAACGTAATCGCTTGTGTAATCCCAGCGTTTGCCATTACGCCAAGCAACCCTTGGTTTAAGATTGCGAACATACCATCGCTACCAGAGGGAACATACTTTGGTATTCGTTCTCCAGAGCCTGTACAATGGTTTGCCGTGAATGTACCAAAAGAAAATTACTTTGTTGCATCACACGCAAACTATAAGACAACTAAGTTTACTGGTCGTGGAACATATACGTTTACACCGACTGGCAAACGATTTAAGATTACCATGATTGGTGCATCAGTTGCATCTAGGGGAGCAAGACCACAATCCTCCGAAACAAGAATCGTTGGTAATGGCATTGATTATAAAACATCTGATTATGCAACCAATCTATCACTCAATAATCAACAACCATATAAACAATCGTTCCATTCTGTGCATGGAGATGCCAAGTACAATGAAAAAGGTTGTCTATATTTTATGGCTAATGCTTTTAAAGTTGGTACAGATTCCGTATCTACTTGGGGTGGCGATGGGTTGTCAATGCCTTGTTATGTCTTGGCTGGCAACAACGTGTCATTCTTTAACGCAAACTTTACCAACAGACGTAACCTACAAAACAACCCAACAGAGTTCTTACGTTTCCCAGATGGCAACTACCAAGGACGTGGCGATGTGAATGACGACACGAAAAACCTAGGGGTGTTTGGTGAACTCGTTGGTTGTCCATCGTTTACATTCACTGGTGGCGGTGGTGGTAACCCATCTAATTACGGACGTGATATGTGGTGGAACATTGAATGGCAGATGGGTTTATCCAAGGCAGTCACATATAATGTCAACGTACCAACTGGGGCAAGCCAATACACGATTACGATTGGTGAATGTCCAGATGTTACCGTTGGTAAAGAAATCCATTTCCCAACTGGACCGTATAATGACGATGGTGGTTCTATCAGAATCACAAATACACAACCTTTTGATGGTGCAGTATTTATTACGGAGGAATTGTAATGTATTATAACGTATCGTTCATGGGGCAAGACCCCATGAATTTTTATGTTTCTACCACAGAAACAGACGAAACCGTATCATACGAAACATACCAATTGTATATGTCTGGTAATTACATCAAGGGTAATGACGGAGAACCAAAACCAAAGGAACAAACAAATGTTCAATCAACCTCTGGTGCAACAGATACAGTTATACCAGAGGACACAACTCCAGTGTTGCCAGATTTACCAAACATTGACCCATACGTTGCGTTAAATAATAAAATTAAAAAATTGCGTAAACAGATGGAAGACATACCAACATCTGCTGACAATATTTATCGTGTGGCACATGGAGATTTCATTCCAATCCCAAGTGGTAAAAACCCAAGTGATTTTGTGTATGAAATCCTAAGTGTACAAGTATCTGGTGACTCTTTTAATTCTCCTAATGTTGGTATGATTATTCAACCTCCGCAGTATCCATTCTACCGAGATGCCAATATCACAATCGGTATTGTCAACATAAATCAAGCGTATGTTTCAAACAACGAAACAGACCCAACAAAACATATCACAGGTTGGTTGACTGTTAAAGTCAACGAGAAAACAAACACTCCGCAAGATACCAACGGTCAACCCCTAGTGGCAGCATCTATAGAACCATCTGAAACGATATAGAAAGGAGGTATGCCAATGAAAGATTGGATTCGTGTTGAAGATGAAATTATGCACGTTGGAGCAGACTGGAATCGGTTGTATTCCGTTGATGAATCAATTGATTTAACCGATGCAACTGCCGTGTGTAAAATCCGTGATTTAAAAGACAACGTTCTATTACAGGCAACGTGTACTGTGTATCCACATAGCGTAGTCGTATGGTTTCCATATGAAGATACATTAACACTTAATCGTCAAATCAAGAGGGGCAAATACGATGTTTTCATTCAAAAAGATTCTAAATCGTGGAAACTGGTCATGGGTGAAATCGAAATTATCCACGACATTTCCATGCATTAATTTTAAACCAAAGGAGCATACAATAATGCCAAACGAAGAAACAATCCAAAAAATGTCTATTGTTGACCCAATTCAAGTCAACGTCAATATTCCAAACTTTGAGGGAAAACCCGGGAGAGATGGTACAGATGGTCGAGATGGTGACGATGCCTACCGTATTGCCGTCCGCAATGGCTTCCTAGGGACAGAAAAAGAATGGCTATTAACACTAAAGGGTCAAGATGGTAAATCCGCATCTGCACCAACCGCACGACATACATTGTTACAAAACAATGTATGGTGCGAAGATGATACCGTAGATTCCGTGTTTACTGCCATTATTGGCAACTGGGGGAAACCTTTGCCACGAAATGGTTTTATAACACTAACTATTCCAAGCGTAATCCAAGGGCAACAAGCGGTATCCGTTACAGGCGAACCTCATTACAGTGTTAAGGTAGTTGGCAACGATACACCTTTCACTCTTGATAGTACTGGGACTTGTACTATTACAATTCCGCCATTAGGTGAAAATGATATAAAACTCACTTATCACAATTTCACAGGTGCAAAAGTAGGCGATTATACGATTGCTGGCGTTCAAACTGGTGCAGTTACTGATGCAGAATATACCGAAAATGGCATTGTGTACAAACTCTATGGCGATGTGTTGAAAATGAACATTACCAACAATACAGTGAATGGTAATTTCAACGTGAACCCTAAGCGTTGGAAAATTTCTACTATGGCTATGTATGCCAATAAACCGACAGTACTTAACTTAGGCGATAACTGGAACAGCTACGGCCCTTATTATATTGAAACGCCTGAAAACGTAACGTTTAAAGGATTTAATAATAATATGCGACTAACCATAGTTACATCAACACAGGGGACTACAACGCTGGTCTTTAATCAGGATACCTTTGAATGGGATGCGACTAACCATAGTTACATCAACACAGGGGACTACAACGCTTACCATTTATAATTAATCAAAAAAAAAAAGACAAGCCATATTGGGAATATAGTAGTTTGTATTCCCAATACTCTGTCAACATTCCAGAAGAAAGGACATCAATGGAAATACTAACAATGGTATCTCTCATATGTGGTATCTTGGCATCTGTTGGGGCAATCATAGGGGTTATATTCAAGTTTGTAATCATTAACCCCTTAAAGGTGTCAATCGACAATCTCACCAAGGTTGTTGAAACCATATTGAAAGATATAGAAACAGGTCGAGTAGACCGATACAATCAAGCCATACGTTTGACATCTATAGAATCAGATGTTAGACACTTGGATTCTCGCATGGAGTCCATTGAGGAATCCTTGAAAGGGCGGTGATACCAATGAATAACATTATTGATTCAATCAAGGGTTATTACACCAAGGTACGAACCGCCCATATCAACATCAAATCACTACAGTTTGTAAAGTTTGTGATTACAACATCATTTATCCCAATATTTATGTACTTGGGTGTTTGGTTGTATGCAATCTATGCAATGCACGTTGGTTTAAACGTAACAATTCTGGTTTCTCTATTATCGGAATTACGATTGTTCGTATCCGTAATCTTCTCAACGCAGACTGTTGCTGGCGTACTTGCTTATGGCGTGGCTTTAATTGATTCAGATGGCAATGGAGAATCCGATGAATTAGACTCTAAAGCACACGCCCAATCTAATTCTAATGTTAACAACACAGGAGATACAAAATGAGAACCATAGAAAAAGACGAACTAATGAATATGGCGACAAGTGCAAGGGGTTATATCGACCATATTTACTTGCATTGGTCTGCTGGTCATTACAACCAAAGTCATACCGATAAATACCACATCTGTATCGACAAAGATGGCAAAATGTATACCGATGTTGAATTATTTACGAAACACCGTGACCATACGTATATGCGAAACAGTCGTGCCATCGGTATCACTTTGAATGGATGTTTTGATGCCACCAGTCCGACAAACATGGGTACAGAACCACCAACGGAACAGCAAATTTATGCCCTAAGTTGGCTCGTAGCATTACTGTGTGTACAAATTGGTATTCCGTTGGACATTCAACACGTAATGACCCATGCGGAAGCCGCAGATAACAAAGATGGTATGGACTTGTGTTATAACGACCCAACGCCATATCCAAATAATACTTACGGTCCAGATTCCACGTGCGAACGATGGGATTTATGGGTATTACGTGAGAATGAACAACCGTGGTCTGGTGGTGACAACATTCGTGGTAACGCACGGTATATCGCACATACCGAATGGGGGATTGACATATGATGCACTATAGAATTGCAAAACCCCCATTAATGAAAACAGTTGGTACTGTGTTTGCGGTATGTTTAATTGGTTTGTTCGTGTGTGTATATTTGTTGTTCAGCGGTATACACGCACACGAGCAACAATTGCGACAAACCGAAATTGAATTACATAAAACACAAGTCGAACTACAAGTGACACGGCATGAGCGTTCCATGTTACAAAACAAAGTAAACGTGTTAGAAAACATTGAATACGAACGTGGAACAATTGTTAAACCATAATGGAGAAACAATGAATGAACAAATTAAAACATATATTCGGTCAAATCCAAAGTATTCGATTGGTATTGCTATTGGGGTTCTTATGCTTGTTGCCATTGGGTTATTCCTATGGACAGGCTCCTCTAGTAACATTGACACAACACCAATACGAAACGCTACAAGAGAACTTGACAACGCTAGAAGCGACAATAGACAGTCAATTGAATACAATCAACGAATTGGAGATGCAGTTGAACGCAGCCAAGTTATCAACGAGCGAATCGAACAAACAATTGATGGAAGCATCAACGCTAATCGTAGAACAACGGAAGCAATTGACCGAAGCACGGAACTTACTGCAGCAGCAAGAACAGACGCTGCAAACGCAAAGAATCTCATTAGAGAAAGCCGAAATATACTTAACGCAGCAAAAAGAGATAATCAAGAAAGCACAACGGAATCAACAACGAGCCAAACTCATTAATGTCTTATTGGGTGCAACGGTTGTATATCTTGCGGTTAAATGATTGGATGGTGGTCTAATTATCTCTACAGTATACAGTAGTGGATGTATACAAATTCTCTGATATAAAACAAATGGGGATATACCTTAGTTGGTATATCCCCAATTTTTTGCGTTTATACGGTTATTTCTTTAATTCCAATGGTTTCATCTTGGTGATACAATCGCCACGTAATTGGATATAATACCCAACACCAGCTTTCATTTCAACCAAGTATGAAGACCACATAACATACTTATTGCCCAGATGGTCAAACACATATGCCATTGGTTTGCCAGTCTTGGTTGTCCTTTGTTTGAAATCAGAAACGATAATCGCCTTGACATCACGACCGTTTGCCAATTCTGTGTTATATTCCATTAATGGGTTCTCAAAAGAACACCCAAGGTATTTATACCTAAGCGAAGCCAGAGGGGTCTTAGCGGTCAAATCTGGCGATTCTAGGAGGGTTATGGAATCATACTTAGATGTCCATTCTTGGATTTTCTTTTGTATGTTCGCCAATTTCTTTTCCATAGATTGTAATTGCTTTGGTGTTGCCGTTGGAGATTCCGTTTGCATCAACTGTTGGTGGTCACGCAATTTGTGATTCCATTCGTCAATCTTGTTTTGTGCGTTCTTGCGGTCATTATCAAACGATTTATACTTAGGTATCAACGCCATGAGTTCATTTGTTTCCCCCAAGAAGTCTAATGCACCACTACCGACTAGACCATCTAGTTGCAACTTAGTGTATTTACTAAAGATGGCATCTATGGTATATTCTTGTGGTTTCTCAATCTTGTTGATACCCTTGATGTACGCAAGACCTACACGAATGGCATTACCATCGACTGTCCATTCACGTTCGCTATGGCGTAAATCTGGCGGTAATATCTCGATGCCCTTGCGTTTAATCTCTTGAATATACGGCAAGATTTTCTCTTGGTTGCCATCTTCGGAGTTGATGGTTGCCACATAAAATTCCAACGGATAATGTGCTTTTAGGTATGCCGTAATGTATGCCATATATCCGTATGATTGAGAATGTGATTTATTAAAATTGTAAGATGAGGATTTAACAATATGGTCTAAAATCTGTTCTGCAATATCTTTATTTGTTCCGTTCGCAACCGCACGGTCAACAAATTCTGCGGTAATCTCTTGCATCAAATCATAGTCTTTTTTACCAACTGCACGTCTTACTGTATCGGCTTCCGCCATTGAATACCCAGCGATAAGTTGACATACACGCATAACTTGTTCTTGAAATACCATAATCCCATATGTTTCACCCAACGGTTCTTCTAATCGTTTATCTAAGTATTCAAATGGTTTACCATTACGGCGTTCGATATACTCATCTAACATACCTGTGATGATACACGCTGGTCGATACAATGCTACTACGGCAATTAAATCAACAAAGTTCTTTGGTGCAATACTTTTGAGAGTTCTAATCATCCCCGGTGATTTCATTTGAAACACACCAAGCGTATCACCCTTGCATAACAAATCCAACGTAGGTTTATCATCCCAAGGTAATTTTGCCAAGTCAAGACTATCTTTGACACCAGCCATCGTTACACAATCATTGATTACATCCAAGGTTCTAAGACCAAGAACATCTTCTTTTAGAAAACCCATAGATTCTAAATGTTTAAAGTTTGTTGATGCCACAAATGTTTCTTCTTTTGTTTTAGAATCTTTTTGCATCTCTAAAGAGCAATACTTGGTAATATCTTGGTTTGACACAATGACTGCCGATGCGTGTTTACCAAAGCCAGTCATAATACCAACCAATTGTTTTGCCAAGTCGAATAGTCCTTTGTGTTTACCATCGTTTACATGGTCGAGTTTGGCATACTCTAGGTCGTTATCATGGTAATCTTCATCATCATCAAACGAAACATCCTTTATTTTCTTCGAGTATGCATCTGCGATGGTATGGTCTATGTTTAAACAACGTGCGGCTTCTTTTAAGGCACCAGATGCTTTCATGTATGAAAATGTACGACATTGGTATACATATTTGTATTTTTCTTCGAGATATTGAATGACTTCTCCTCTGCGTACCTTAGAGCAATCGTTGTCGATGTCGCCAGCAGATACACGGTTTGGGTTTGCAAACCGTTCAAAATACAGGTCATTCGTGATGGCATCTAAAGATGTAATATCGAGTAAATATGCACACTCACATCCACCAACTGAATTATGAACAATGGTTTGATTACCTATATATGAATGGTCTACTGCAACTTGAATGTCATATACTGTAGTATCTTTTTCAGATACAGATTCAATAGAATGGACTTGATGAACAAAATAATCATCTAAATCTAAATTAGGCTTTGCCGTCTTTTTAGACAAAGAACAATTAAACCATTCGCCAAACAATTCTGCAAATCTGTCATAGTAAGCTGGTTTAACAACCGTTTTGTATTCGTTACACCAGTTTTCTTTTTTATGAACTCTTTTTAGTATATAACTATCAATACCAAGCGTTGATAGTATAAATTTAACTTGTGAGCATAACTCATAATTTATAGAACTGTAGTTTATTTTGTCTTTAGCCGTAATTATTTTTGGAACAAAACCATCGGTGGCAAATAAACCTTTTAGCAATTCTATTCTTTGCTCTGTAGTTCCATGAACTAAAAAGTCTGGAATATGCTTTGTCGCAGCATTTTCTCCAAGCATCTTTTTTAACACTTTGGCAAATACTGTAGAATATGTGTGTATTTGAACACAAGTATTTCTTTTATTCCAGCTTTGAGAAACATCATGACAAAACAAAGATTGTACCATAGAAATATAGTCTTCTCTATATTTATCTTGTTTATTGTTGAAAGCACATCCAAAATTCCAGTTATTTTTTTTATGAGTCCAACCATTGCCAATAAAATACCCAATAAATCTAGCAAGGTTTCCTGTTACCAATAAATATGGACTGTATTTATTTTTAACGGCTTCAAAATGCTGATTCCCTAAGAAAATTAGTCCGTTTTCTTCTCTGTATTCATCAAGGTATGTTCTTAAATCAATTTTGTCTAACTGATATTTTGTATCAATATAGCATTTTGGATAAAAAACATAATCTCCGACTTCTAACTCCCCAACAGGAATCCATTGCGGTTCTGGTTTTATTTTGTGGTAACATTTTTTCTTACAATTTACTGAACAGTATTTCCGTAATTTTGTATTACCATTATACATAACACATTCTTTTTGTTTAATTGCAAGGAATTTATGGTCATTCGTATAATTCATTGGGTCATTTGAAGATACTTTAATCGTAGTCAATGGCTCTTTAATCTTGTAAGAAAAAACATTCTCTACTGTTCTTGGGTTGCCTGTATGAGATACCACAATATCACCAATACGAACATCTTCAATGTTTTTAGTCATGCCATTAGACATTAATACTTTTGTGCCTTTTTCAGAGCATCCACGACCGTGACCAACTGGAATGTCACGTTTGCGACAAGCATCGAGTAAATCTTTGGTAATCAACAAATAGTCCATATACCCAACTTGCTCCAGAATATTAATCTCGTGTACCACACGTTCGTCAACACGTTTTTTAAACTCTGGTGTTACCTTACCGACAATCTTTTGTTTATATCCGTCACGCAACGCCTGTAAAAACACAGGTTTGACATCCCCATCTTTAACATACTTAGGGTACACATCAAGGTTGAAATCAACCTGTGCGTTACATTTGTCAAAAATAACATTAGTATTTTCAATCATTGTTTCAACCATATCAACACCGAATTGTGGATACAGACGGTCATACACTTGTGCTTCCGATTGAATAAAGAAGTCATTGCTTGCATAGTATTGGTCTTCATCATCATCTTGTGAACGACCACGGAACGCCTTATGCAAAGCATAGTCTTCTTCATATATATAATGAGAATCACAAGCAGCAATCAATGGCACATCATATTTTGCACCCATTTCTGCTACCATTGCATTAAAACGCTTTTGGTCTTCATGTTGATACGTATGGATTTCAAAATACAAGTCGTCACCGAAGATGTCTTTAAACTGGGAAATTAAAGACTCACGATTGTCACCCTTTAGCCATCCACCCATGCAAGCCGATGTACAGATTAAACCCTCGGAGTACTGTTTGATTATATCTAAATCAATTCTTGACTTGTAATAATAATGTCGATGTGCTTCCGTTGTCAACTTAAATAGATTTTCAAGACCAACTTGGTTCTTCGCAAGAAATAATATATGTGAATACGATTTGTCTTTGATGGTCACATCATACGTATAGTACAACTCTGAACCCATCAACAGTTTTAAATTCGTGTTATGTTTCTTGTTATATTTCTGTAGATGCACATATGTGTCAATCAACCCAGAACAACCATTGTGGTCAGTCAATGCAAAACCACGTTGCCCCAATTCGTGTACACGCTGGATAATACCATCTACGGAACTGATTGCATCTTTCATACCATAGTTTGAAAACTGTGAGTGCAGATGCGTATGAATAAAGTTATCCGCCATATTTTTACCTCCGATGAAAATTCTTAAATTCACTATTGACAGTATACCACAACTTGTGCGATAATACAAGTGCGGAAAGTTTTGCCGCAAGAGTGTTTTTCAACAGAAAAGGAACAAAAGAATATGGCAAAAGAAAAACCACTTGACAAGATTACTGATGTAATGACACCTGTTGGTGAATCTGTGTTTGTGAAAATCAATGGAGTTATTGACGACTTCGCTGGTGGTCGCAAGTACACGGTGACAATGCATTTGGATGATGCAGATGCAGAAGCCTTGAAAGAAAAGTTGGTTAAAATCTGGGAGTCTTCTAACACTTGCAAACAACGTGAAGAAAACGGTAAAGAAACAGACCGTCCAACCTTTACATTGACCAAGAAAAAAGACTATGGATGGCAATTGAAAGCATCTACGCAAGTTGAGTTCACCGACAAAGATGGTAATACACATGAGAATGTGGTGCGTTTGGTTGACGGTGATAAAAAACCAATGGATGAAAAGACTGCTATCTGGAACGGCTCTAAGATTGCTCTTTGGATTGGTGTACGTCCATACGAAACTGCTATGATGTATGGTGTATCCCTCAAACTCAAAGGTATTCAAGTCATTGACCTTGTGACTGGTGGCTCTGGTGGTGCTTTCGGTGGCTCTGCATCCGAAGATGTTGGCTCTTATGGTTCTTCCATGAGTGACACATTTGATACTTCCGAAGACATCCCATTCTAACAAAAGAATTTCCTTGGTCTACAACAGAATATTGAAAACCAAAATCAACCCAAGTCAAATACGGCTTGGGTCTTTTGGCGTCCAAACAATGGTTGTATATTCTGTGTAAAACATACGATAAAAATTCATAAAAATACATAAGAAAATCCCTTGACAAAATTAGACTTTTGTGATACCCTATCAAACCTAAGTTTAAAACATAAGAGAATACTATAGTTTACCCTCCTAGGGGTAAACAAAAGTTTCATACAAGGGTTTTCTCTCTTATGTTTTTCACCTAGGTTTAAAACTTATGTCCATACCTAAGGTATGCTCCTAGGGTTAAAACATAAGTGAATACTTGTTTGGTTATCTTTTGTATTCTTCACTTACGTTCAGAAATACAAAAGATAACACGAAACTGGAGTAAAACGGCAAAGCCGTAACCGCCCTTGGCGGTTGTTACAAGTCAGATAATAATTTGTGTTGACTTGTCCATTTACGTATGGTACAATGTATGTGTATCAAGTCGGAAAGAAATTGAAAGGAGGTCATACAATGACGGCACAAAACTTTATCGACAAGGACTTTAAGAAAAAGGCATGGACATTAGCTATGATGTACTTTAAGAAATGTACAACCAATGGTGCGTTCCATAACGGCAAACCGTCTTCCGAGTTCTTTAAAGTTCGTTCGTTCTTCATGCAGATTGACGAAAACTCGATGCTAAAACTGTACAAGTACATGGACACGTTACAGAAAACAGAAATGTCGCTTACCGATGTGTTCATTGCAGCAAACGAACTTAATGCACAACAGTTCGCCAAGAAGAATACGAATACGGTTATCCGTGAACGGCAAGCCTTTGACTTAAATAAGTGGTTCAACGACAATGCGTAAAGTCAAACAACTTGGATTCTTGGTCGTAAACAAACAACAACCAAAACCAAAACGATACATTAAGCGGTTGACCGTCAATGGTCTAATCAGACGAAAGAAACTGTTTAGATTTTGGTATACATTGAATTGTACGAAAGAAGAAGACATCTTGACTTCATTGAAAGAACCAAAAGCAGTTGTTATCTTTGATGCGTTTACCGTTGGTTCTCTTATTAGATTGACCTTGAATGGACGTGTCGAGTCATATACTCTAAATTCTAGTAATTGTTCATTCGGTTGGTACAAGCGATGCATCACAACGTATTTGTTCATTGTTGACCATAATCGAAATCGTACATTCGTATTCGGTCACAAAAAACGCAAGATTACCACAGAACGAGAACTATGGGAATCAAGCGATATAAATTATTGGGGGGCGTAACATGGATTCATTTATTCGACTACAACTGACAACGGCAACGATTGTCAGACATAATCTAATACATCTGTTGGAGTTTATACGGATAAACCATATCAGTTCAATTCAGAAAACGGAAGATGGCTGGCTGGTACTAGAAAACGATAAAAACGCATGGACACGTAGGGCAACTGATTATACGTTCATTAGTATTAATGATGTTCTTCCAGATGGAATTATATCGGTTGAAAACTTTTACCAAAACAGATATGAGTTTTTAGACAAGATATTTACAGTCAACGAAGATATATCCCAAGCGATATACACTTTGTATGATGCTTTAATCAAGCTGGCGAATATCTACCAAGAGCCATATAACCCAAAGGATACATTGTTCTTATATGACCATACATCCATCTATAGTCTTGATAATAGCGGAGAGCAACACTTTGTTACACACATTGAGAATGTTCCGAAGTATATCCCATTCAAACAAGTGTGTCAAGATAAAGACATTATCTCTGTGAGAACGGCAGTCAATCAACTGTATGACTTGAAATGTTGTATTGACCCATCTATTGACTATGAATTGCAGCACCAGTTAAAAACTCTACAGGAGGAATACCCAGATGAATACAATTTCAACCTTAAAGTACAAGATTGACCTACAGGAGTTAGTCGAGGAATATACCACACTATCACGAAACGGTGGTAAAATCCCAAGGGGTACTTGTCCAATATGTCACGGAGATAATCCAACAGAGTTTTGCATCCTTGGCGATAGATACTATTGTCATAAATGTGGTTCATCTGGTGATGCAATCGGTTTCTACGCAGAGGTAGAGGGTCTACCATTCTATCAAGCGGTTGAAGCCTTGGCAGAAAAGTATGAGGTATCAACAGACGACCCTGTGTATCAAAAACAGAAAAGCATCGTTGGTCAGAATACCAAAATTGCCATCAAGTATCATAAAGCCGTTGATGCCGTTCGTGAATACATGAATGTCAAACGAGGTATTAACGATGATACATTGGAAGATTTTCTGATTGGATACGACAAGGGTGGTTTCTTGGGTGTACAATCGTCTGGTATCGTGATTCCAATTCAAGATGCCTACGGTCGTATCGTTGGTTTTTCCAAAAGAAGATTGGAAGAAACCAATGAACCAAAATACAAGAATACCAAAGAAGACGATGTGTTTGTTAAGCGACAACTGTTGTTTAATTACCATCGTGCGGTTAAAATGTTACATCCGAATGGTGTACTTCATGTTGCCGAGGGGTATCTTGATGTCATGTCTGCACATCAACAGGGTATTCCGTGTGTTGGGTATCTTGGTGGACGACTCACAAAAGACCAGATTGGTTTACTATGGGAATTGCAAAAGCGATACAACGGTGATATTACGTTTGCATTGGCGGTTGATAATCCAGAGTGTGATGCGACTGGTCGTAAAGCATTGTTAAAAACAAGAGAAGATATTAATAAGTACGCACCAGATTTAAACGTGCGTGTGGTCAAGTATCCGAAAAATGATGAGTAAATACGACAATCTACCGAAAAGAATCGGAATTAGAAAACAAAAGTGGATTGATGCACGACCAATGTATTGTGAACCACCATACAATTATGCGTGTAAATTATGTTTGCGTTGTTGTGTCAACCGCAAAGGCAAAGTCAGGAATCGTTGTGGTTTTAAGAAAGCTGGGTAAAACAATGGGATATGCACTATTAGATGGCACTTGTGTGTCTTCAATGATTAACAAAGAATATACTGTGAATGGTTATCGGTTTATTACTCAATTTGACAACGGTTGGATTGCTATTCGTTTTTTAGACGATGTTCCAACCAACTGTATCAATCAATTCAGTAACATTGGTGCGTTCAACGATTATATCGAGTATTTGAAACGTAAGCCATATCATGATGATTACGTAGCAAGAACAACGGAGGATAACAATGGACAAGATAACATCTGATACACTATTTAAGATAAATCAAATGTTCAACTTTGTAGAACCGATTAATAATCCTGTGGAGTTAACAATTGGTGATACGTTGTATATCATCCATGTTTATGCTGGGTATAAAATCACGGTAGACAATACGGTAACACATACGTCTACCGACTTTAAAGATTTTATGTCGTTTCATGATTTTATAATGGGGGTCGCATAGATGAAAACATTGTATATGATTAAATATGGTTGTGGACAATGGGAAGATTACCATGAAGATATAGAGTTTATATATGAAACATTTGACGAAGCCAAACAGAAATGTCTACAGTTGCAATCCGAAGTAGACCAACGATTACAAGATAATAAACATTGGTATGATACGTTGAATAAACTGGATGATGAAAACATCGAGGGCATCTATAATGAAGTCACTGGTAGAACATCTTGTGGCGTTTCGTTCTATGAATTTGTTGACAGTCCGAATGATTTCCCAAGAATCTTAGGCTTGTTTGACGACAATATGCAAGAGAAATTACTGTTGTATGCCGAAGCGGTAGAACACGTAGACTCAATCAGTATCTTTGATAACGAATGGGATAATCCACATTACTTTGCGTCTGTATACGAATGGTTAGACGATGGTTCTCTGAAATGGATTGATGCCTTTGGTTCTGAAAAGCTGCAAGAAATGTCATGCTTAGAAAGAAATTAATTTTATGTGTTTTTAAAAAATATTATTTTTACAACCTTGACATATTATGTGTCATATGATATATTAATGGTGCAAGAATGATGGTTGAGCTGCCTAAAGTATTAATCCATCGTATTTTGGGATTGGATTCCCAATTAATAAAAAATGTTCGTCCTATTGGGTTTTAAATCCCAGTTTTTTTAACGAAGTGAGGTAGAAAATTATGAAAGTGGTATCTTATGAACATTTGTTTGGTGATAATGAATATGTGTCTACTAGATGTGAACAACATTCTGTTACAAAGGATGGTATTAAATATCTACCATTAAGTATCGTTGATGAAATCGGTTTCGATTATGAACAGTCTGCCGTTATGGAGGTAGAGTTTGAATGAACGTATTAATCGCCTGTGAGGAATCACAAACCGTCTGTAAGGCATTTAGACAACTTGGGTTTAACGCCTATAGTTGTGACATCGTGGAATGTTCTGGAGAGCATCCAGAGTGGCACTTTAAAGAAGACATCTTTGACGTAATTAACCACATAGGCGGTGTTACCCAAAGTGGTAATCTTATGTTTGTTGACAAATGGAATTTAATGATTGCACATCCACCGTGTACGTTTTTATCATCCAGTGGTGCAAAATGGTATTATCACCCAGACGACAAAGATTTACCGACTGAACAACGTAGACCGCATCCACGGTTTCCACATCGAAAACAAGACCAAGATGCAGCCGTTGATTTCTTTATGGCGTTATACAACACAAATATTCCGTATATTGCCATTGAGAATCCTGTTGGTGTCATGTCTAGTAGATTCCGTAAACCAGACCAAATTGTGCAACCGTTTATGTTCGGTAACGCAGCACGTAAGACCACTTGTTTGTGGCTTAAAGGTTTACCAACTCTAAAGGCAACGAAGCTAGTGGACGAGGGTGAATCCATTGTATTCCGTAGTGGTAAAAAAATGCCTAAGTGGTACTGCGATGCGTTGACAAATGCGAAAACCGATGCAGAACGCAGAAAATTACGCAGCAAAACATTTGATGGTATCGCACAAGCAATGGCATCTCAATGGGGAACATTTGTTAAACACGAAATGGAGAAAAACAATGATTGATTTCTTGGAAAAACATTATATCTTTTTCACACGATTTGTTTGGATTGCAACCTACTGCGTGTTACTTGGTGTGCTTGATTTTTACAACGTGTATAAAATCAACGATGTACCGACATTCATCTGTTTTATCTTTGGTGTCTATTGGCTTGCTAAGATATTGACTGCTATGATTGTCATTGGTGTCGCAGCATTGTTTCAACTTAATGTTGACATCGAATTGAAACAATCGTTTACAATCAACGATAAATATATCTTTTGATTACAATACAGGGAGAAAAAATTATGAAATACAGAAACGGAAATGCGGTTGTCACCTTGGATTTACGAGATGGCACACGCATTATTGAATACCCAGATAACGAACCATTGACACTACAGACACCACTCAATATTGATATTCGTGTATCTACACAATGTCCATATGGTTATAACATGGAAACGCAGAAATCTACTTGTGCATTTTGTCACGAATCTGCATTGGTTGATGGTCAGGAATGTCATTATGGTGTTCTACAACGAGTATTGATGGACGCAAAATTACCACGTGGAACAGAAATCGCCCTAGGTGTAAACGAAGTAACGGACAATTTAATCCAGTTTGTCAAGAATTTATATCGACTTGGGTTGGTTGTCAACATTACAATGAACGAGCGTTATATTCTACAATATGGCGAGACAGGGTTAAAACAAATGTTGCCCTATGTGTTTGGTCTTGGTATCTCTTATCGTTCGTTACAAGGGTGTTTATCGCTACCAGATTGGATTGCAGAATATCCACATACGGTTATTCATGTGATTAATGGCATTGATAATTTTGACGATGTAAAAGAGCTATCTGTGAAGTACCATAAGTTATTGGTCTTGGGTGAAAAAGACTTTGGGTTCAACCGTGGTAAAGTTAACTTAGACACTCTAGAACACAAACAATGGAAATCCAATATTATGCAATTGACAAAAATCTTTGACATTGTATCTTTTGATAACTTGGGGTTGCAGCAATTAAAAATCCGTGGTAAAATTACAGATGAAGAATACAAATCGTTTTACCAAGGCGAACATTCCATGTATATCAATGCGGTGGAACAATATTTTGCTCCCTCTAGCCGTACACGGAATAATATCAAACGTTTTGGTGAAACCGATTTACGTTCGTATTTTCAATGTTGCGAATTACAGGAGGTGTCGCATGATAATTAAGCGAGTAGGCGTATTTGAAACCAATAGTTCTTCTTGTCATTCTATGGCAATTGTCGGACGATTACAAAAGAAAACGCCAAGAGATGCAACCATTACAGACATATACGGTGAACTTGGGTATACACCAATGTTTGATAATGTTGTATGGACTGTTAAGTTTGATAACTATTTGTGGATAGAACAACAGTTATGTAATTCACAAGACAAGCTATGGTTTTTATTGTCTTACATCTATAGTGAATACAACTTTGATTCAATATTTGTTGATGAGTTCTACAAAAAAGTAAAACGTTGGTTGTCTGACATTGGAATTACACTAAAAGAACCAGACTATAGTGAATACGAAGATTATGTCGATGAAGTTTTATCTCAATCTATTTTCAAACAAGAAATGTTTCAAACACCAAAAGACCTGTATGAATACTTGTTTGATGATGATTTAATTATTGACATTCGTTCCATCGAGGTAAACGCTGACTATTAGGGAGGCAAACAAATGAAATTAATACGCAATGGGGTTTTTGAAACAAACTCCAGTTCTGCACATTCGTTGGCATACAAACGCACAGTCTTGCGTGATTACAATTACAAACCAAAAGACAAATTGTGTTTTGCCACAAAAGAATTGCATCTAACAAAGAAACCAAAGGAATACGAAATGTATTCGTATATGCCTTTGTATTTTGATGAATACGGTTGGGGATTTGATGTGTTATTTTCTCCAGCAGAAAAGCTAAGTTACTTGATGTCGTCCGTTTACCAATATAAAACTTGGGGTGTCATTAAAGAAGACCCATTTTTCAAACAAGTAATCAAATGGTTAAACGAATTAGACATCGTTGTCAATCTACCAGAAGAATACGGTGACTCTAGTGAAGTTGATGCATATGTTGACCATCAATCTTGGAATGTCGTCACAAAGGATATGTTTCAAACCAAAGAAGATTTATTGACATATCTGTTTAATAACGATATTGTAATCCATATTGAAAACGACAATTCGGACATCATGCAGAATTGGGTTGACGAACCAAAAGAAACAATGGATTATAACGCAGCAATGCATTAGTGTGTTTCTAAATATAAATGCATAAGACGTAAGTCTTGGGAAGATGGCGTGTATTTGATTTACGGTGTCATTAAAGATGATAACAATTGTTATGACTTGGGTTATCTATTGGTGAAAAACAAAACCAAAATAATGTATAAACCAACAGTAGATGATACACAAGCATCCGACTGGACAGTTGCTATGGAGGTAAACAAGTATGAAATTAGTTAGAAACGGTGTGTTTGAAACCAACAGTTCATCCGCACATTCTCTTGCGTATGGCACAGAATATATCTTGCGTGGTTCTCGTTGGTATCAACCAACCGAAGAACATGACTTTAGTAATCCAATGTATCGCTTGGATACGGTACCAGATAATTACCGTGGTTATACATTCTATGAATGGCTTGGTGAGTTCGGTTGGAATGGTAAGTATTTACGTACACCGCAAGAAAAGTTTTCGTATCTATTGACACAAATGGCAGATACATCGGAAGAACTACATGAATCAACCGATTATGAAACCATAAAAGAAATGGTCGAAGACATTGGTTGTGAAATCGTTCGATGTAACGACCAAGATGGTTACGTTGACCACGAAAGCTATGGCATTGTTAAACCATCGTTATTCAAATCTAAAAAAGACTTGATTACGTATTTGTTTAATGACAACATTAGAGTATACATTGAAAATGACAATGACGAATACCAAAAATGGTACACTGGCGAAAAACGTCACTATTGGGGGTAGCCTATGACGTATAAAGAAGCAACAAAAGATATTTATGTTGGTCTTATCATAAAGCGACAATCTTGGGATAGTCTACGTGTTCAATATATGGATTTATTCGATAGATTTGATAGCTTTGTAGACTTTGCAATGGTGTCATATGATACACTCACAAACGAGTACATTGGTATTTACATACCAGAGCCACGTGACCAGTTTGCAAACGATTGGGTGATTGTTAAATGAAATTTATAGATTTATTCGCTGGCATCGGTGGTTTTCACTCTGGCTTAACCAAAGCTGGAATGGAATGTGTCGGTTGGTGCGAAGCAGATAAATACGCACAAGCATCATACCGTGCGTTATACCCAACGGATAATCTTTGGTTTTCACCAGATATTCGTGCATTAAACGGTACAGAGATGCCGTATGCAGACCTGTGGTGCTGTGGGTTTCCATGCCAGAGCGTGTCTATTTCTGGTTTAAAACATGGGATGGAAAACACACGCAGCGGTTTATTCTATCAAGTCACGAGGTTACTACATGAAACAAAACATAAACCCAAATGGTTGCTTATTGAGAATGTTAAAAACCTACTATCAATCGACAACGGATGGGGATTTTATGGAGTGTTGTCTGAAATGGACAAAGCAGGGTACAGTATCACATGGCGTGTGTACAACACAAAAGACTTTGGACTACCACAAAACCGTGAAAGGGTGTACATTATCGGACATCTTGGAAACGGATGTACCGAAGACATTCTATACAGACCAAACCAAAGCGAACAATCTATTGTTCAAGTCGGAAACATAATCCATACGACTTCTTTTGGTGGTAATCCACAACGAGGTCGCATATATTCACCACACGGTTTATCACCAACTCTGACCTGTGTCAAGGGCGGTGGTATTGAACCAAAGATTTTATTAAGCAGAAACCCCAACGTAATACGCAAGTTGACCCCTAGAGAGTTCTGGCGACTACAGGGGTTTACCGACCAACAGTTTGATACCTGTGCAAAGATACAATCGAACGCACAATTGTATAAACAAGCTGGTAATTCCGTGTCTATACCGATTGTGTATGAACTTGGGAAGAATATTATTGAATACCACAGGAGGTTACATGGATAATTTTATCGAAAATTGTAAACAAGCGGTCTTTCAAACTCTTGATTTCCCAATGAGTATGTATCTTTCAACTAATATGAGAGATAAAGACATTGACGACATATATGAGTCTTTAAACATTGTATGGTTCTCTAAGACACTTAGGAATCATAAAGCATTGGTTATGTCTACCCATGATAGATTCGACCATGTGTATTGGGAAGTAACATTCAATGGTGATACCAATGAATATTATGTGGATAGATACATTAAGTCTGCAAACGAAGTGGTAAAGTTGGAAGATATTGCCGATGAAACCTTGTAAAGACTACAATGATTTATTATCCCAAGGATATTCCATTGGTTCTCTTGAAACAGAGCCTTTGGATATTGCTTGTTTAAATGTTCTATTAGAGGAATATCCAAAGCAAGAAGACCAATATAAAAAGGCATCTAGGTTTTGTAAATCTGTACACGATTCAATGGTACTTGCCGATATTGCCACACTCTTGGCAAAACGATGGGGTCGTTCCATAGAAGATGTCAAGAAATATCTGGATGTGTCCGCCACCAACGAAGAAGAACTTTGGGGTAAAACACATGGGTTTTCTGATTCGTTTGACGACTTAAAATCATTCATTGGTCAAGACGGTGTTCCACTTGGGTTTCCATCTTTGGATTTTGCCTTGAATGGTGTCAAGCGTAGAGAAATCGTATTGCTTGGGGCATATACCAACCAAGGTAAATCATTTGTTGCAGCCAAAGTTGCTGCACATCGGTTGATGGATTCCAAAGATAATATCTTGATTTTCTCAATGGAGATGCCAATGGGTCAATTCTTGGCGAACATCGTGGAAGAAATCTTGGGTGTCGATGAAGATACTTTGGTTGAGATGTTGAAGACTGAACAAGGCATCGAGGTGTATTCCAAAGTGTCTGCCGTATTGGACAAACGTGTACGCTTTGTTGATGAACCGAATAAGACCATAGACGACTTAGAGAAAATCACAGAAGCGTGTTATGCCAATGATTTTCCTGTGGATTTTGTCATATTTGACCACTTTCATTTGATACCACAGATTGATGATATTCCTGTGTTGTCAAAAAATGCCAATCAAATGAAAGAATACGTTAAGAAATTTAATCTTGTGTTGTTCATGCTTTGTCAATTCAATGAGGAATCACAGTCTAACTACAGTACGGACAAAAAGAAAAAACCGTATGAAGCCATGCTAAGGCACATTAAGGGTGCTAATGCTTTAAAGGCGATTGCAGATATTGTGTTGTTACTGTGGCGACCATACAAGACGGATACACAATTGGATTTTGACGAACGTGATAAAATCAAGAATGTATCGTGTATTAAGATTGGTAAATCTCGCAGAAAACTAAGGGGGCCAGCTGATATATTCCAATATAAGGTCAACGATAAAACCACAAGAATGGAAGAAATTAATTATTTTGGATAATTATTGTATTTTATTATTGACAACATTGTGTATATATGTTAATATAATACTGTAGTTAAGTGCTACGCCTCCTTTCTTAACATAGCCGATGTAAGTGGTTGCCCCTACTTGCATTGGCACACATGGACTGTTGCTGGGTTATGGTCACTATTAGCATAAATTGTCATGGCTGACTAACAGGTTCGATTCCTGTACAGTTCTACTTTTTCGCTACTGCAAGCGAACGTTTATCAAAAGGTGTGCCTGTTGTACACATCCCAAAAAGACAACACGTGTTGATTGATTACACGATAACAAATCATTCGTTTTCAATGACGACACATTGCTTGGGTAAGACCAAGAGAATCATCTGTGATGCCATTTATCGTTAAAAATGGACATGGTTACTGTTAAGCCTTAAAACGGGTCTTGTGCCATTCCATAGTTGCACACGCTAGATAAAGCGACAACAATCATATGTAGAAATGTAAGTATTAAAACCATACTACGAATTTCTTACTGCCGTCAGACCAGACGTTAAAATCCGCAGTTGTTGAAGTGCGATAAGCAACGAGGTGTATACACATCTACCGCCGATGAGTATAGACGTATATGAACATAAGACACCGTGGTTGCAACCTTGCGGTGGTCGAATGATACAACAAGGATTGTATGGCGGTAGACATGGATGGTTGTCAGAGTGGCTTATTGAGTTTCTTTGCTAAAGAAATGTTGTTGCAAAACAACCACAGGTTCAAATCCTGTACCATCCTCCATTCGGTATTCACACATTATCGTAAAGGGTAGAACGTAGCCATGGAATGTTTTACTATGTGTGCCACGCAATAATCATGTGTTAGTTCAACGGTAGAATATCTCACGCAATGCGAAGATGGTTGTTCAAATCGACCACACATGATGGGATTGCATTTATTCTTGGGTAGTTCAATGGTAGAGCATCTGGCTGTTAACCAGAGAGTTGCAAGTTCGAGTCTTGCCCCAAGAGCCATGTCGTTGTAGTCAAGATGGATAAAGACAACAGACTGTAAATCTGTCGCTAATAGCTTCGGAGGTTCGAATCCTCCCAACGACACCATATCCCCATGATGAAACTGGCAAACATACTGGACTTAAAATTCAGGTTTTGTAGGTTCGAGTCCTACTGGGGATACCACATGGAAAGTTGGCAGAGTCTGGTTTATTGCATCGGTCTTGAAAACCGAAGAACAGTAATGTTCCGTGAGTTCAAATCTCACACTTTCCTCCAGAGCCAAAGATGTGTAATGTTACGACATCGCATCACCGAATGGGTTATTTAAGGGTTTCTCATTCGGCTGGCATACATCGTGTTGACTTTGGTGATACCAAAGAAACACGCATAATTTTTCCTCCTGTTGGGTTGGGGTAAAATCTCAACCCATTGGATGCACACATAGTTTAATTGGTAAAACAAATTGATGATGGTTCAAATCCGTCTGTGTGCAGTCGACTAAAATCCAGTAGTAGTTATCAGATGCTATTGGTAAAAAATCCTGTACCGTGGGGTATTAGTCGGTGAGTTGCGGCATCGTAATGTGTGGAACGTAAGCCACTCCGCAACAAAAATATTATCATAAGTGTTTACCATGAACACAAACTAAAGAAGACACCTAAGTATTTTACCTCCTTTCGTACTTAGGTGTCTTTTTTTTGTTTCTCATCTCATAGTTGACAACCACAGTAAAATACTATATAATTAATATATGGGGTTACAAACAATGAAAGAAAATTCGTTTTTATGTCCAGATGGCAAGACTATCTTGGTCAAAGATTGCATGAACCAATGCCGTATGGGTCAACGATGTTTGGCAAAGCCGTTGTTGGTCAATGCAAGTCGTGTTCGTGACTTAAACCGAACAAACTTTAGTGTCACCGAAGTGTTATCACCAACGCTATATATGTATCTAAAGGCAACCCATAGTGAAACCATAAATCCGTTCTCATCTATTGCTGCAACGGTTGGTACATCGGTTCATGGCATATTGGAAAACTGTTTGCCACATAATTATGCTGGCGAGTTCCGATTAAATTACCAAGGACTCACAGGACAGATGGACTGTATCGACCTAGAGCATCATACCTTATATGACTATAAGGTCGTTGGTGCATACAAATGTGCGACAATGATGGGTGGCAGACCATTGTGGAAACCATATACAATCAAACGTGGTAAACGCAAGGGTGAAACAGAATTAAGACAACAATGGTTTTACGATGGATTGCATCACTATGGTGATTACTGTAAGCAACAAAATCTATACAGAATATTGTTGAATAAACACGGTATTCCAATCAAAGATATGTTCTTGCAAGTAATCATTAAAGAACCAATCAATACAATCAAGACATTCAACTTGGACAAACAATGTTATCTATTGAAGCTACCAAAGATGAATGACCAACGATTGTTTGATTATGCGTTATACAAAAAAGATGCTTTGGTTAATGCTATTGCGACCAATACGATGCCACGACAATGTTCCGCCAAAGACCGTTGGGTGTCTAAAACGTATCCAATGGGTCGTAGATGCAAGGATTATTGCTCGGTGTCATATTGTTGTCCGTATTATAACTCGTAGGGGGAAGAACATGGTTAATATCAAAACACAGGAATTTAGAACCATTGACAAGTATCGCATTACTGCGATTAAACGACAAAGCCGAACGGCTTTTGTCAACGAAGTTAAAGTCGGTGATGAGTTCTATCTATGTACAAAACTACATGGGGAAAAAACGCAAGCTGGTTATCTCGCACCACGAGTACGGTTGTATTTCCCAGAGAAAAACCGTTACACAAAATATACAACGCAAGAACGTATGCAACAAATCTTTGGATTTAATTTTGATGTTGAAGTCGTAAAAGATACAACAGACATCAACTTAGGTGGTGACGTACAATGATTCTTGTTGGTCGTGCTGGTAGTGGCAAAGATACGGTGGCAGACTTGTTGTGCGACAATCTACCAAGATATGCCTTTGCGGATGCCTTAAAAGAAACAATTCATGTGATACAAGAACAAGGTGTCAATGCTGGTATGGAGTATTTGTCCTCACTTAGCGGACATACCGTTGAAGAATTAAGCGGTATTTTACCAGTCGTACAAACGATTGAGAAAACGGTTCTTGACGGCAAACAACGTGGTCATTTACAATCGTTGGGGAACGGTTTACGAGCGTTGTTTCAAGACTTTTGGATTATCGTATTACGCAACAGATTAATCGAAGACAACCCAAAGGGTTACATCGTGACTGATTGCCGATATGAAAACGAACTTAATATGTTGCAAGAGTTGGACGTTGGAGAGCCATATTATCGGAAATCTATATTCATTTCTGCGAACAAACGAGAGCGTATCAAACGAATGAAACAACGTGATGGCTCTTGCGATACATCCAAACTAAACGATGTGTCAGAAACATCTGTTGATGCAATGAAACATATGTGTGACTATACAATCAACAATTCCAAAGATTTAGCACACTTAAAAACATTAGTTGATAACATCAATCGTGATATTCAGATGGAGAAACAAGAATATGGTCAAGGAATTACACATGATTGCGATAATTGATTACAGAACCAACGAATTAAAAGCAGAGGTTCGTAGACGAATGATGCAATCTGAATTATCTGAACAAGAAGCCATTCATCTTGTGGATAAGGCTTGCGATGATATGACAGATGCCATTAGTCGTTTATATTCACAAGCGGAGTTATAATGAAGTTAATTTATTCTGGGGTTGTCATGGGCGACCCAGTACCACAAGGAAGACCACGCCTAAGTGGACGAGGTCGTTTTGTTCGAGCCTATGACCCTCCAAAGTCAAAAGCCTATAAGAAGCTGATAAAAGATTCAATAGAACACCCAAAGGATTTAACGGACGTGCCATTATTGTTTGAACTTGATGTGTACCGTAAAATTCCCTCTAGTGTTCGCAAAAAAGACCATCAAGATATGGTCGATGGATTAATTCTACCAACGAAGAAACCAGATATTGACAACGTACTAAAGGGTGTTATGGATGCATTATCTGGAGTAATATGGGTTGACGATAACCAAGTGTGCGATGTAATCACACGCAAACGCTATAGTGAAAACCCAAGAATTGAATTTAAGGTGTACGACATTACGCCATAACGGAGTGAAGATACAAATGTTAGAACAAAAATTGACAAATACAGATGGTACTAATGGGATGTGGGGATTGCATCTTGTGTGGTTCGATGGTTTTTCATACCAATTGACACCAATCGAGTCTACGGATGCTGAAGATATTCGTGAGTGTTTTCCACATTGGATTGTATACTTGACTGGTGACATTCAAGAAGATTGTGATGAAATCTCACGACAAACATTCCTACAGGGCGAAGCATATGACAAATGCTTGTGTGACATTGGCTTAATCGAAGAAGACGAAGTAATCGACATTACCGATTTTAAAATTTATCTACAGGTAACAGACGATTTACAACCACATGAACATTGGGTGCTTAAAGAACATGAACACGTTGAGAACGATTACATCTGCGTGTATGCCGTAGACGAACCAAACAAAACCAAAGTTGATAAGATTATCGCTGGTGCTTTGGTGAATGGCTACGATTTAGAAACCGCAGCAATCTGGGTTATGAAACTTGGGTATATGGCACAAGACCGTCTAGCCAAACAGTTTGAAAGTATCGCATCTACAGTTGAATCATGGACGGTTTAACCGCATTAATTTTATTGGTGATTGTGCAACGGATGTGTCTTATAATACTGATGTTTGCACTTGGGTATTTATTATACATGGGAGGTAAGCATGATTAAAAAACTATTGATTGCTGCTTGCGTATTCTTTGGTATGTGTATGGGGCAAACATACGCATATCAAATGCAAGCCGAGGTATCTGCATACACAGACCGTGGTACAATGGCAAACGGTGAATGGACTCACGATGGAGCAATCGCAAGTGATGATTTACCGTTTGGCACACGAGTAATTATCAATGGTCGAACGTATGTTGTTAAAGATAGATTCGGTGGTGGTTATTCCAACGCTATAGATATATGGATGCCATCATACGAAGATGCGATTGAATTTGGACGACAGTATATTACTGTTGAAGTTCTTGTATAAACGGAGGAAATTATGTCACAAGATACATTGAATACAATACGCAAAATACGTGGTTTTAAACCAATAGCAAAACGAGTACGTGGTTTTGAATACGTATCACGCTTAGGAGCAATCGTTAGAAGACCAACACGAGGGTCAATCCATAGTGCTGGTTATGATTTCTATGCCTATGATGATTACACAATCGAACCAAAGCAATCTGTATTAATTCGTACTGGTGTTAAAGCATATAT